TCATAATCTGATTCTTTGTCACGTTCTTTACCGGTGTATTTATAAATGACGTAGGTATCAGAATTATCATAAGATTCAGAAATGCTGCCATATGCATAATAGTTTTGTGCACTTACAACTTCACCGTTTTCATCAAGTGTTTGGCGTATACTGTATGAATAAGCAGGCGCTTTACACAAAGCTCCGCAGCTATAACAGCCGCCATACCTTACCTCCCCAGGAATCCACTTTTGATATAAAGGCGTTTTTGAAGGATGGGTAATAGAGTAAAGTCCTTTTTTAATAAAATATTAAAAATATTCTTTGATCTAAACACCATTCACACAAAATATTTTTTAGTCTTTCTCCGATTCAAGAATTCATCAATTCACTTGGCATACTATTTTTGCTCTGTTGAATAATATTTTCGTTTTCCCATTTTGGAATCTCCTGTTACCACATAAATTATTATCAGACAATTCCATTTCCAACTAAAGCTTCGTACTTTTCACAAGATGGAAGAAGTCTATAAACTATGAAGGATTATCAATTACTAATATGCCATGTGTTGTCCCTTCTATTCGAATTACTTTATAATTTTTATTAAACCATAATAATATTTCATTTTCAGAATAATCTTCACCTATATTAAGATAAAATGAATATACTTCTTTGTATGAACGACCAAAGAAAGATACTTCTTTGTATTTTTTTATAAATTGAGAATAACCAAAAGAAGATCGAACAATAGTAGTATCAAAAGCAGAAAATACCTTCTCAAAGGCACCATTAATCTTTATATATAATTGACCACCGTTTACTACATAATCCGAGTAAGCAGGAATATTAATACCCAATAGAAAATCATCTAAAGATATATTTATTTGATTATTTTTTATTGCAAATAACGGAACTTTAGTAGTAGAGTATAGTGAGTCATATTCTATATAATCATAATTGTAATAACATTTGTAATCATTATTATTATATATTTTTCGAAGATTTTCTTCCAAAACTGACCAGTAATATTTATTGATTGAATCTTCGTAATGGTCCGTATTGACATCATCTTGCTCAATCGACAAGCTATCATCACCTTTAATTGGTCCAATTTTAGTTACAGAATTATCATGACGAACCCAATGAACTCTATAAATAAAATATGTGGGATCGCCATTAACAATCATAATAATAAATAACAAAATGCAAATCTTCATTTCTTTTTATTCTTTGTATAATTATATATCTCTTTATTAAAGCCGAGAAAGTCCATTGTTTCCTTTAATAAATCATTTTTATCTAGTCCCAAATTATATCGTGCATTGATCTCCTGACTTGCTTCCATCCTTTCCTCTGTGTAAGAAAAAGTAGACATTATATCATGTTGTGAATATTTCTTCATATCGCCTCTTGCCATTGCACTCATAAGTATTGCATGTTGAATTTCATGGCTATATGCATTAATTGCAGAGCAATAAGACTTTAAATTTGTATTACTTCTATTTAGTTGCTTACCAATATAGACGATCACTACCATTTGGGCACCGTCAGAACTTTCTCCTTGTACAAATTTACCATTTTCATCAAGATGACCGGAAATTGCTTCCCCATCTCCCCAAGTAGAATATTTTTCAGTGAACTTCACAATTATATTTTTATATTTTCCGCCAGGTCTAAAAAGCGATAGGTATTTCTTTCCTTGTTTAGTGGAAGAATAATCCTTAAAAGCTTTACTGTCTTTAACATCCGAATCATCAACAATTTTACCATTAGGATCTGTATATTTTATAGGATTATTTAAAGTATAATTAAACGGGCTCCAGCCATAATATTTATCTGCCATCGAGTCCACGCTGTGCCATCTGCCAAGATCACTGTCATAATACCGGGCACTCCGCCAAAGGACGGACAGGTAAACTAATCATAATCTGATTCTTTGTCACGTTCTTTTCCTGTGTATTTATAAATGCCGTAGGTATCGGAATTATCATAATATTCAGAGATGCTGCCAAATGCATAATAATTTTGCGCACTTACAACTTCGCCTTTTTCATCAAGTGTTTAGCGTATACTGATAGATTGAACTATAGTAGCCGTTATACCTTACCTCCCCAGGAATCCACTTTTGATATAAAGGCATTTCTTAAGGATGGGTAATGGCAATGTTCTTTCTAATTTATCAATTGTTTTTAATGACAGATTAAAAATATGTTCATTATTTTAAAACCATATTTCAAAAAATATTTTACGGTCTCTTTTAGTAATATTGGTTTTCTGCTTTTCATTCATAATGTATTAAATGAATGATTTTCCTACTTACCCAATTAGACATGAACTTATGCTTGTAAGAACCTTAGAAATTTGACTTTACATGTTATCAAGAATTTTTGGTAATAGATGATATTATTCTCAGTAATGTAAATCCATCTATGCAAATAATCTTCAAGTCTATTTAATCATATTTTTTATCAATTGAATCAGGATTATTTATTAATTCTTTTTTAGCATAAATCGGGCAATTTCACTCTTTTGGGGGAGAATTACTCCAATGCGAACTAAATTTGCACGAGCATTTATAACAATATCATCTCTATTCAAAATTCTTATTAATTTAGAAAACGGGACTTGAAATATAAGGAGGGGAACATCTTTAACAAGGTGCTTTTTGAAAATATAATTTCCTGATTTTTCTTCAGACAATATTCTTTCCGCACCAATATAAAACACATCCTCATCATTGAATTTAGGTAGTTCAATCCCTGTTTTTTCAATGAAATCCGAATTTTTAATAAACGTGAAGCCCCAAAATAGTTGGAAGAGCAGAATTTCTTCTGTTTTAATATTAAGCGTATCCTTAAAATCTATTATTTTCCGTTCATTCTTTGAATATAATAATATTGAAGAAAATAGATCATCCGCTGATCTTCCGCCAGTATATTCGTAAAAATACCCGCTTTTTTCTATAATACCTAAAAAGGATACAGAATTTGCAGAACTTGTAGAATCTGCAAATAGTTGAATAAAAAGAGAAAAAGTTAAAAACAATATTTTTATAAAAAACTTCATCATTTTTTCATTTTAATTCCATTATTAAAAATATTTCTGTTTAACCAACTTCTATAAAATAATTCTCCATTGTACTTACCCACAGTAGTAACTTTAATATGTTGGCTTGAACCTTCTATAGATTAGTTGATTCCATTACTAATCACATTATCTGCATTATTAGTTTGTACGCTAGTAATTTTATCTAATGTAACGTAAGTACTCATTACTCCACTACCTTCTGGGAGCATTAAAGTATGACCAACTTCATGCGCTATAGTATTATTATTGCCAATGGATAATGGCACAACTATGTCACAATTATTAAAAGTAACACCTGCTGCATCCTGAGTCAAACGACCGCTTTTTATAAGTGATGCAAATTGAGCTTCATTTGATATAAAAACATTACCTGATGGATCTGACTCTACAGCTCCTAATGGATCAATATTTTCCTGGACGCCTAGATTAAACGAAACAGTATATTCAACTCCATCTGCAGTAATATATGAACCGGAAAATTCGTTCCATTGATCAACTGCATCCTGAGCATTTTGCATCGAAGTATTATCTCCTGTCATAACGTAGTAAGTCGCAATAATTGTTATAGTTTTGTTATCATGATCAATATAATTAATCTGGAAGATTGAGTAATTAAAAAAAGCAAAGAAAAAGGCGCTAAGTTGTTTATTTGTAAATAAATATGGCATTTTTTCAGCCGCTTTTTTAGTTTGTCCAAAGTTTCCGGTTTTTCCGGTATATTTCCAGATATTTCCATGTATAATAAATAGTTAAATGGCTTTTAGAAGCCGCTTAAAATGCGTTAAAATGGCCTATAAACCCATTAAAATTAGCTAACCCCAACAAACATACTAAAAACCGTTGGTTTTTAAATGTCCCTTTAAAAATGCAATAACTGCGACAATTTAAAGGGACATTTAGTGAAATGTCCCCTTTGAAAACACGCCAAAAACAAAACATTTGTAAAATGTCGCACTAAATGTCCAATTGCGAAAGGGACATTTTTTGTTTAAAAAATATGTGATTAATTGTCAGACTCAATATTGCTGTTAACAGCCTGAATTACTTTCCTGGACGCTGCAAAAATGGCAAAAAATAAGCCGATAAGTATCATTCCAATGCCATATAATATAAGATTTGTAGCATGGCCCATAAAAGTTGAAACAAATAATGAACCTCCTGCCAAAGACTCAGGCCTGTTTAGGCGTGAACTTAAATCTATACCATTGGATATATAAACTAAACCAATTCCAGTACAGATAATTGCCAGAATACGAGAAACCGGGTATTTCATTAAAATATACGAAGATACTAAACCAGCTTTTGACATAATAAACCCCTTTTTATGTAATTAAAAAACTGAACAAATAGCACCTAAAAAACCGTAATTATACTGATTTTTATTTCCTTCGTTTTTGTTTCATTTCATAGAGAACTTTAATAGCAGTATCAACTTCGCCAAGCTGAGAACGGAGATTTTCTATCTCCTCTTCTTTCTCTGCTACTTCTTTCTCAAGCTTTTTTACTCGATACTCAGTGGCCGGCTCTGCTATTGCAGTAGGCGGCCCTCCCCCTTTAAGAATCCAGTCAATACTTACCCCAGCCATATCTGCAAGTTTAATAAGAGAATAAACTTCAGGCGTAGATACATTACTTTCCCAATGGCTAACTGAAGTTTTTCCTTTAAGACCCAATAATTCAGCCAATTCAGATTGGCTTTTATTACCAAGTAAGACTTTTCTAATATGTTTTATTCTATCACCAATTGTATCCATAAAAAAGTTTATCCAAAATGCACTTTTCCCTTGACAAAGGTGCATTTAAAATCTACATTAGAGTGTTAAGTTTTGAAACACTTTTATTTAATAAAAAAGAGCTTATGAAAAAACTCCTCAAAATAGACAGAACAGCAATTGCAAACGCTCTGAATATTACTCCTCAGTACGTGTCGATGATTTTAACTAATAAGCGTAAGTCAAAAAAATATAAGACTCAAATTGAGGAAATGATAAAAAAAGAACTAAAGGCAGCCTAATGAACCAGTTAACTGATAATTTAAATTATAACTACAAAATGGTACAGGCTGAAATAGCCCATGAAATGGGCGTTAGTCAATCCTACGTATCAAGACTACTTCGTAAAAAAGTAAAAAATCCAAAAAGAGAAAAACAGCTATCAGATATAATTAACCGCAGGTATGTTATTCCGATTGATTCCCATAAAACTGATATAAATCTAAGAAAATGGTCAATAATTAAATCATTCTTTAAAAGAATCATAATCAAGTTAAGGCTGCTTAAATGAAAAACAAAGTTAATTTATCATACGAGGATCAAGTTCCTTCTACAGGGGACTCAAAACCTGTGGAAAAATTTTATTCCAGTGAAATATATAGACAATCAGACAAAAATTCACAAAAAAAATCTTTTGCCGATTTTAAGAAAATGCCTGCCGCTACAATATTTTCTTTAGTAAAAGAAAATAAATATTACCTTATTCAACGCACTTTAGAAGGGCGTAATGCCTTAATAGTCATTCCCGGTTCCATGGGCCCTGAGATATTCATGAAACACCCAGGTAATAAGGTAATTGGAGAGATAGTCCTTAATGCTGATGGTAAAATCATTATTAACCAGATTGGAAACCCGGGTTTTAATAAATGAAATTAGAATATCCTTTTGCTCTGCGGAGAGCCAGTTTATTGAATCGGCAGTGCTTTCAAATTCATCAGACTTCGATGAAATCACTTCTTCTATTACAGACTGATATTGTTCATTTGAATATTGATGAGGTTCTTTTTGAACAGTTCCGCCTCCAAAGCATTCACGGAGGAAATGGTTTATTAAAAGCGTTTTTGCCTTTTCCGGAATTATTACATCAAAGTTTTCTGTCTTTAAGTAGTTCATTGTTTTTCCTTATAAAAGTTACACCTCTAACATATATCCAAAACCCATTCCTGTCTATTAAAATAATTATCAATTCTGTTAAAATTTTCAGGAGAATTTTATAATGCCGATACCCCACACGTTAAAAGATGCCATTTACAATACTATTAACAGGAATAGTAAGGATATAACTGATATTGCTGAAGACCTGGGTTGCAGCGCAAACTTACTTTACCGTTACGGCAATGAAGAGGATACAACCTCTTTTGCTGAACTGCCATTAAGAAGGTTAATCCCTTTGTTAAACTCAACCAATAATGATGAAATACTTGATTATTTAGAAGCAAGGCGCAACAGAGTAGCTTTTAAAATTCCAAGAGTTCCGGCATCCAAAGCAGAAGATGCAGAAATAATAAGTAATTATCAGAGAACATGTGTTGAAGCTGTTTCGGCACTTACAAAATTCTTTCAGATTCCTTCAAAAAAGAACCTTGAAAAAATTGAAGACTGCTTAGCAGAAGTAATAAGAACCAGCGCTTCTTGTAAAACGCTGGTTAAGAAAAAACCTGCAGGGCAATTAGAGTTGTTATAATGCTAAACTGGATAATCAATTCATTGTATAAGGCGGGAAAAAATCGCCGGGAAAAAGAGGGCCAGTTCCTTTTGAGGCAGGGTTGTTTTTTGAATGAAGTCTTACTAACCCTGAAGGATAAATCTTATTTAATTCAGAGTAAATAATATGATTAACATCTTTCAAATCTTCATAAAGTTTAGAGGCAGATTCATCACTTTGTTTACTCATAAGATAAGCCAAAGCATTAAGAATAGTATAAAGAACAGATGTTTGTTGATTAAAGTGCTCAATCATAGTTCTAAGTTCAATAGAATAAAAATCATCAGTACTCATATAACCTTCCTTTTGGTTTGTGAAATATTTACCGCAATGGATAAAGTAGCAAACCAAAGGGATTTTTTCAATTACGGATTACTCTAATATGGAAAATAAAACTCTACTAACTATTGGAGTATTAAGCCAGTTATTGGATAAAGATTTCTGGGCAATAAAGAAATCATATCAGCGTGGTAAATACATTACTGCAGTAAAAGTTGACGGAAGAGTTTTTATAGATATAAATGACCCTGCTATTCCCGCAGAGGCCCGGATGAAATACAATGAGCAGAATTCCTCACTGCCGGGTATTGAATCCGAGACAAAACCAGCGCTGCCAGAAATAATTATAACAAATTCCAATTCTTATTCTACTAAAGGAATTGATGAACTTAATGAGAAGGAAAGGACAATTGCGCTTAAGCGGGCAGCGCTGGTAACTATTTATTATGAGCATCTTAAAAATGCAGAATATGGAAAAGTTTTAGAAGAAAAGAAACGATTTGTTGATTTATATAATGGCGGCGCTCTTAAGGATATACTTAAGATTGTTGGCCCAAGAGACTGGAAAACACTTGACAGATGGCTTAACCTATATAATGAACACAATCAGAATTATAATGTCCTTGCACGCAATTACAAGGCTCCTTCGTGCAGCGTTTCTAAGTTTGAACTTGACATTTTACTTAAATACTGGCTCACGCAGAATAGGCCCAAAATATCAGACGCCATTTATATGGCGATTAGTGAATTGAAAAGAAAAAATTACCAGGATATTAAATCTGATATTACTTACCGCCGCACTCTTGAAAAATGGAGAAACGAGAATTATGCTTTGTTTATTGCAAGACGTGAAGGCGAAAAAGCTTTAAACGATAAATGCCTGCCTGATATTATAAGAGATACTACATTATTAAATGTAGGCGATTGTTTAATTGCTGACGGGCATACTCTTGATTTTGAAGTTATAAACCCACATACAGGGCAACCCAAACGTATGACTTTAATTCTCTTTTATGACTGGGCCAGCAACATGCCCTGCGGGTGGGAAATTATGCCAAGTGAAAATATCAGGGCCATTGCCATTGCTTTGAGGCGGGCAATAAAATTTATCGGCATGATACCGAAAGTAGTTTATCTTGACAATGGCAGGGCTTTTTCATCCAATTATTTTAATGGTATTGATTTGATGCAAACTGAGATTCCGGGCCTGTTTAACCGGCTTGGGATTAAAACAATGTTTGCATGGGCTTATCATGGACAAAGCAAACCTATTGAAAGATTTTTTGGCAGTTTTGGACAGCTTGAAAGGTTAATGCCTACGTATGTGGGAAATAACATAAATAACAAACCAGCAAGATTGCACAGAGGCGAAAAAATATACAGAAGCCTTTACAACAAGATAGTTAATGTAAACAAGTTTACAATTTTCACAGCTCATAAAGCTATTGCAGCATGGTTTGCTGAATATGCTGAGAGGCCCCAGAAGACCGGGCATTTAAAAGGTATAGCACCAATTGATGTTTTTATGAAGGGCCGGGGCCCCGGTGTTGACGATGACAAGTTATTATTCCTTATGATGGAAGAATTAATTACAAAACCAAGAAAGAGTAAAATCCACATACCAAAATTAGGAGTTTACTTTGCAGAAGAATTATTTGGCATTAACTACGAAGTGAAAGTAAAATATGATTTTATAGAGAATGGCTCCATTTATGTCTATGACAAAAACACAGGAGAGTTTATATGCAAAGCCGAAAGCGATGTTAAGACTCATCCACTTGCAAGACATCTTGGCAATGTTGACGACCAGCTTCTACTTAAGAAAAAAATCAGCACCAAAAATGCACTTAAAAAACAGGTACTTGGCGACCTTAAGAGTTTTCTTAAGAATACTGTTTTGCCTGAGACTCAAACTTATCTTGAAAATGAAGGCATATTAACACATGACGATCCAATTTTAAGTGAACCTGTTAAAAAAGAGAAAATATCAACAGATAAAAAACGCAGTGAGAAAGATGCTATTGCTACTGCAAAACTTTACAGGAAAATTAACCAGCAGGAAGAGGACGAAGTAATCAATTACTGGCCTAAAGCTGCTGTAAAATAAAAAAAGCCAGTTTTTTAAAGCTGGCTAAACCTGGCAGCGTCAACTGCCAAATCAGTAAATATAACGGGAGTAAATATAATGATTGATGGTCAATTAAAACAGGCACTATCCGCCTACAAACTGAAGTATGGGCTTTCATGGGAAGGCCTTGCAAAAAAGATTGGCGGTATTTCAGGCAGCTCTCTTAATTTATTAATAAATGATAAATATCCTTCAGCTAAGACTGATAAAGTAGAACTGAAACTGAAGAAATTTATTGATACTGAATACAAAAAAGATAAGCTGCCTGTAGTAAGAATCCCTTTTGTTACTACACAAAACAGTGAAATAGTTTTTGGTATAGCTGCTGATGCACATGCAGCATGCAGTATTAATGTTGTTGTATCTGAACCAGGCTATGGTAAAACAATGGCGGCAAAAGAATACAGTAAAACAAACCCTGCTGCAATATTTATGGAAGCACAGCCAAATATGAGTGCTAAAGTATTATTTAATGAAATCCTATTGAGGCTTAATATTAACGTTATTGGACACATGAGCGGAATGTTTAAAGAAACAGTTCAGCAGTTAAGAAATTCAGGAAGGCTGCTAATGGTTGATGAAGCGGAAAGCCTCAGTTATGGCGCTCTTGAATATACACGAAGGCTTTACGACCTTACAAAAGTTGACCATGTCCCAACAATGGGTATTGTGTTGCTGGGAGATAAAAGGCTTACAAGTAATTTAAGGGGTTATCAAAGTAAATATAAAAGACTATTCAGCCGTGTTGGATGGCTGGAAGAACTTAGCCCATATTCATTAGAAGATACCACAAATATTTTTAGAAGTGTCTATCCCAATGCAAATGAAGAGGCATGCGAAACCCTGTACAATTTAACCCGGGGAAGCGGCAGGGCTGTTGAGATGATTATAAAAAATGTAAAAAGGCTGCAGGCTATAAACGAAAACGCAAGCCTTAAAAAGCTTGTACAGAGCGCTTCAAGAGGGATAATGTTATGACAACTAATGTTTTTGAAATAGCACAAGAGGCTATAAATAAATTTCCGGGCGAAAGCACAATAAAGGCTATGGCTCTTTTTGAAAAAGAACTCAGGACAGAACTTAGTAATAAATTAAAAAGTAATACAAAGCTTGAACTTGCAGGCGAAATTGAGTTTTACTTTCATGTTTCCGAAGCCAACAGGTTCTTCAATAATAATTTGGAGGAGCTAAATTGAAAACATTTATTTATACAAACACTCATTTCCCGGCGTCATTATTTATTGACGCCGATAATGAGGCCCAGGCAGAAAAACTATTGCAGGAAACGACTGCATTTCCGGAAACCTGGAGCCTTCAGGAGGTTAGAAAACATGCATAGTAAAAAATATCATTGCCCGAAGTGCGGCAGCATGTTAAATGCAATTATTCCCGCAAAGGAAGATTTACCGAAAGGAAAACATTGTTTTGATACAATGGTTCAATGCCCAAAATGTAAAGCTATGTTTATGCGTTTTGCATATTCAAGCGGAGTGATTAAAACAATTATTCCGGTTGCTACTGTTAATAAGGAAGGATTATTTACTTGTATCTGCGGAGCAAGTCATTCACGCGGCCCAATTGATGCATGTAATACATATAGATGCCTTGCGTGCGGTGAAATTTCTATAATTAAATTCGAGGAGGTACCAGCATGAAAAATAAAGTATCAATTTTAGCATGGATCAGGCAGAAAGGAATGAACGCCTGTGTTTTTATTCTGAATGCAAGCCTTGAATTTGAATCCACCGGAGTATTTATAAACTTAGCATTCGTTATGAAGTTTTTATGAAAAATAGACGATGCCAGCATAAAGTTATTTAATGTTTTCTATGCGGGTTCAGAAGAGGAAAAGAATGATAAAAAGCATTTACAGGCCGATAGATGCTTTGTAAATAATAACGGACATATAATAAAATTTTTATATACAACTCTTTCCGGCCTTTATCCTGATGGTCATGGTTTATTATATAAAACTTATTTATACAGACTTTTTGATGATGATAAACGTGAGTGTGTTGAAATAAAGAATTGTGCTTCCCCTGAATGGTATGAACAATTGCAGCCAGGTATTTGGACTTTGGTAGTTTATCCGGAGGCTATAGCATGACACTTGAAGAAAGGATTGAGAAAGCGAAAAAAGAAATTGAGCAGCTTAATCATGATATTTTAATTCAGGAAGCAGACGCTGACAAATTAAAGCCAGCAGTTCAAAACTACAACAAAAAGAAAAGAGAGATAAAAAAACTAAGGGATACTATTGCTATAAAACAGGAGCATCTCAATACTGTTGCTGACTTCTTCAAAGATGACGAGACATTTTACGATAAAGTTTATCCTTTGTTCAAAGGAGTGGATACAACAGGCATTGAGGCAAACGCATGAAATATCAATATGAAATAAAATGTGTAGTTGAAAAGATTGACGGCCAGGTGTCAAAAGAGATATATACTATAAATTCAAATATGCCTTTGTGGACTGATACCGAAGAAGACAGGAATAAAATACGTTCCTTTTTGACCGGGAAAGAGAATAATGTTTCAGTTTGTATTGTTGGTTTGAAGTTTATCAGGCCCGTAGAAGGCAGATGCAACAATGCAGCAATAATAGATTCATTTGCTTTGAATTGCAGATGCAACCTCACCCCTGCCCCTCTCCTTATTAAGAGAGAGGGGTGAGAATAAAAAAAAGACAAGTGACAGTAATTACTAAACAGGTATAACAATGCACAATAAAAGACAGTTTGTTAATAATCCCAAAATACAAGTATCTCTTCACGCTAAAGAGAAATTTCTGGAAATAATGGCGCCGGATATTTCTCCAAAGATTGCAAAATCTGACAGATTGAAATTTGCAGAAGATATGATAAGAGATGCATGGAAAAGCGCAGCATACTTCATGGATAACAAGGATGGAATAATATTCTGTAATTCAATGTTTAGTATCAGTTTGTTTGTAAGGAATGGCTGCATTACTAAAGTCACACATATAAAAAGCATTATTAAGGCGGCAGCATGAGCGGGCTTGATTATAATGTTAAAATATTAAAACCTGTTACTCCGGAAGAGATATTAAAAGACATTGAAAAATGGCCCCCGGAAGTTGTAAAGGCAGCGTTCGCAAGCATGGCTGCTGCATTTTATTCTTATAACTGGAATGAATTAAAGTCAGAAATTAAGAAAGAAATGAAGGAGGTTGAAATTGTTCTGCAATAAAACTTTCATGATTCCTTATACAATAGTATTTGAAAAAGCCCTTGAGAAAAACCCGGGACTTACAAATGCAGCAGCACTGGAAGAATATAAAAAATTAAATAAGGCAATTGCCCGGCATACTGACTGCTTAGCTAAAAAAGTAATGGCTGTAATAGCCTACAGAGTAGCACTCGAATTATACCAGATTTATACAATAAGGATGAACTGATTTGAAAAACAAAGAAGACCTGCAGGCGGCAGCGGATTTATTTAATAAAAAATTTCCCGTCGGGACTGAAGTGGCCCTGCAGCTTGACTCCGGCAAATATATGATCACAAAAGTAACTCATCCGGCACAAATAATATGTGAAAGCGTTTCCGCATGGTTTGAAGGTATACGGGGCTTTTATTTAGCTGAAAGAGTAAAAGAGATTGAAAAATGAAAGTGCGAGAAGGATACTATAGCGAACAGGTACGCAACCAGGCTTTTAATGATGTTATCGATAAGCTTGGCAAAAAGCAGGGAGAGGTTTACAGGGCGATTGTAAAACTTCAACCGGTAAGCAATGAAAGTATAGCTGCTTATCTTGGTATTCTTCCGCACCAGGTTTGCCCGCGCGTGCTGGAGCTGAGGCAAATGGAAATAGTTGAGTTTGCATGTGAAGGTAAAAGCATAGTTAGCGGTAAGAAGGTTTCATTGTGGAGAATTAAGGCTGAGGGTAAGCAGCTTGCTTTGTTTGAGTAAGCGCAACCTCACCCCCGGCCCCTTTCTTTATTAAGAGAGAGGGGTATAACTGATATAATATGGAATGAAAATGTTAACAGAAAATGAATTAAAAAATAATGGATTTGTAAGAAGCAGTAAGCCTTATGCGTTCGAAGATATAACAGTTTGGATAAGAAGAATAAGTGATGATGTATTTTTGGAATATGACCCTGCAGATGGTTTCTGTTGTTTAGAACGAATAAGTAATCATAAAATACCAGGAAGAATTGGGCAGGGTGAAAAAGCCCAATTATCGAGAATAAGAATTTATATCCCCAAGAAAATTAAAACTCTACATGATTTAGAAAAATTATTAGATGCAATAATCTGGAGCTTATAAAATGAAAAACAAAAAACAGGTACCGGAAGAAAAATGGAACGAGATAAACCAGCTGCTGGCATATTTGTCCGCTGAAAAGGAGCATCTTTCCACAACCTTAAGGGATATGGAATCAGAAATGAGCCAGATAGAAGATAAATACCACGAACAATTAAAATGGATGGAAACAAAAATTGTCTGGCATGAAGGTGAGCTTAAAAAAGCACTATTAAATCTTAATAAAAAATATGGTGTAAAAAGTAAAAGTCTGGAGTTTGGGAGTATACTTATTCGGGCCGGGAGTTACAGCCTTAAAACTCTTGAATCAAAAATTACTTTTAAAATGGCAGCCGGATTAATGAAGGCTTTTTATGGTGATAAGTTTGTTGTTACAAAACTGTTCCTGAATAAAGGGAAAATAATACAGGCGGTTAAAGGTAAAGTAAAACTTTTAAATGCAAAAGACCTTGCACAATGCGGATTAAGAATAGAACAGGATTTAAGTGTTACTTATAAAACAAATTTTGAAGGAAAATAACATGAAATACATTAAAAGTGAAAATGACAAAAAAGTTTCTGTTGTACCAAATTCATTTTCTAAAAGTGACCTTCCGGAAGGTTATTGCTTTACTACAAAAAGATTTTATAAAAAAGTAATTAAGAGTAATGCCAAAATGAATCAAATATCAGGCGGAACTAAAAAAGGAAGGCCTGATAACATAAGCCGCGTCGTTACAAAAGAACACCTTCAATATGGTGATTTATTTGAAGAAAAAGAAGGTAAAATTATCCGTAAAGGCCAGTTAATTGAAGTTTAAACTGGTTGATATGCTATGATAATTAAGCAATATCCCGAAGGTATAGTTAAAACAAGTAAACTAAGGCTGTTGTTTTGTGAAGCCTGCGGCAGACGAGAAGAATATATGATAAAAATGATTAGCAAAGAACGTAATAATTATAAGAGAATACACAGAAACGGATTGGAGACTGAAAGAGCGGTTACGGAAGAAAAGATATTTTGGTTTTGTGATAATTGTTTCAGCCTGGCAATGCCGGGATATGATAAAAACAAATTAAAAAAGTTATATGAAGAAGCTGAAAATTTACCTTGCAACACAGGGACAAATAGCAAAAATACACATTGCTAAAAAAGAGCTGCATATAGATGATGAAAGCTACAGACAGCAGCTTGCAGTTTATATAAATGTATTTACCAATTTGCCGGTTAAACATGCAAATGAACTTGCAATGTACCAGGCAGAAGAGTTGCTTGAAAAATATAAGTCTGCAGGCTGGATTCAGCCGGAACCACAAAAAGGTAAAAATGAAAAGTGGAGTAAAAATAAGGGCCGCAAAAAATATGAAGAACTTGCATCACGGAGTGAGGAATGGCCATCACCAGGCCAGTTAAGGCTTATTGAATTTACATGGCGTGTTTACAGCAAAGATAAAACGGATGGAAGCCTGCAGAAGTTTCTTGCTCACAAATATGGGTTAGCGGATTTAACCTGGGTAAAAAAAGACCAGGTACAAAAAATAGTTAAGGCAATAAAATCATTATAGGTATTTATATGAAAAAGGCATTTGTTTTTGAAATGGGACTTTTGATAAGAGATATAATAAATCTCGAAGAAAATCTTAAAGCATTGAGAGAAAAATACCCGGAAGAAGGCATTTCTGAGTGTGAGGATAATTATCCATGGGAAGCAGAGGGAAAACTCTCCGCAGCAAGATGTATGATGGAAGCCTCTATTGATAAAGATGTAATAGGAAAATAGAAATGGATAATGAAACAAAAAATAATATCAAAGGCCTTCATGTTTTTCTATTGTGGGCAAAATATTACAGGAAACATTTACCAAAGAGTCAATATAAAAAATGGTACAGTGACCTCCGCGGTGATAGTAAAGAACATGTAGATATTCATTATGAAGCTGAGAAAGAGTTCCAAAAAGAATTAAAAGAATTTAAGAACAGTTAATATTTGAAAAGGTTAATAAATGTTTTTATTTGATAAAGTTCAGGTATGTGATAGCTTTTGTGGCTTTGGCGGTGAAAGTCAGGGAATTAAATCAGCCAGGTATGAAGGTAAAAGTTTTGCGGAAGTAATAACCGCAATTAACCACGATGCCAAGGCTATTAAATGCCACAAAGCAAATCATCCTCATGCACATCATATAGTTGAAGATTTCAGAAAAGTATTTTTACGAAGCTTAAACAATTTTGATGAGGCATCTCTCCGGGTTTACTGGGGTTCCGCCGAGTGTACGCATTTTTCAATTGCCCTGGGAGGAAAGAGCCGGGATGCTGACAGCAGGACTTTATCAGAGGATATGCTGAGGTATTTTGATTACCAGATATATATTAACCAGCCTTATCATTACGGAATAATTGAAAACGTGAAAGAGTTTTTAACATGGGGGCCTTTAATACATAAAAAAGATATTAAAGGAAACTATATGTATGATAAAAAAGGTAAGCCTGTTATGGCTCCTGATCCAGACAAAAAGGGAATTTATTTTGAAAGATGGGTAAAGGAGTTTCGTTCACGCGGTTACAGAATGGAATATAAAATATTAAATGCGGCTGACTTCGGAGTTCCTACAAACCGCAGAAGGCTTTTTTTAATATTTGCTTTAGGCAATATGCCAATCTGCTGGCCGGAACCGACACATGGCAAAGGGTTAAAGAAACAAAAAATTGTAAAGAACTGCCTTGACCTTGAAAACAAAGGACAAAATATTTTCATGAGAGTAAACCGCAAGGGATTGCCTGACCCTTTATGCGAGAATTCATTAAAAAGGATTTATTCCGGGCTGGAAAAGCACACACCAAACAATGCATATATTATGAAATATATGAGTAATAACCCCAGAACCGGAACTAACAGAGGGGCTTCATTAAATGAACCTTCTCCTACTATAACTACACAGGGCAGGCTTGCGCTTGTCTCATCGGAACCGTCTGATATTTCTTTTTTAACCAAATATTATGGCAATGGTAAAAATAATGTAAGCATAAATAAACCTGCCCCGACGCTTACAACAAAAGACAGGTTGACTAAAATAGACGTTCAGTTTTTGGCGCAATATAACAAAACCAGCAAAACTCATAGTCTGGATAAATCAGCCCCGACTTTACTTACAAAAGATAAATTAGCATTGGTGACTGCAGAAAGATTTCTTTATAATCCTCAATGGGGCGGCCAGTTTTCTTCCGTGGATAAACCCTGTTTTACCTTAATCGCAGGGATGGATAAAATGCCTCCTTACCTGGTGACTATTGAAACAGGCCAACTTGCTATTGAAGTATATGAAAGTGATTCTTTTTGGACTCGCAAAATAAAAGAGTTTATGGCTGAGCATGGAATTATTGCTATTTACATGCGCATGCTTACAGTGGACGAACTTTTAAAGATTCAGGGGTTCCCGGTAAGCTATAAAATGATAGGCTCACTTACAGACAGGAAAAAATTTATTGGTAATGCTGTTTGTCCGGCTGTAGCCAAAGCGTTAATTGAAGCGTTATGGGCCGGTTTAATTGAACGTTATGAAATGAAGAGAGCAGCGTAATAGAATTAATAGAAAAAACATTATTAATAAAAGGAGTAATAAAATGAAACTTGCATTTGCATCAAGGTATGGTACCGGTTCAAACATAAGAGTAAATAAATCAGGATTGATTTTATTTCCGCCAAGTTTTGTTGAAACACACGGGCTTGCAGGGAAAAAAGTTAAGCTTGCAACTGATACAGATGATCCTTCCGGCAAATATGCTTACCTGAAAGTTGTTGAGGATAAAATATCAGACCAGGATTCTTTTACGCTGAGGAAAAATGCTTCAGGCAGTTATGTTATCCAGTGTAAAGATTTTGCGCAGGATATAATCAGGGAAGGTAAAAAAGCCCAACTTGTTTTTGTGAAAAATATTGAAAATAACGGCACGGAGTTTATGCAGTTATCAGTTTTAAGGATACATGGTAAAATTGAAGCTTAAATTTATATATAAGGTAAAACGGGGCAAATCAAAAAAGATATGGCCGGAAACTACTTTACAGTATTTACGCGATAACTGGAGCAGCATGAAAATGCCAGAGCTTGCTGAAACAGCCGGCCTTGGACTAACAACATGCAGAAGTCTATGTTATCAGCTTGGACTTAAAAAAATGGAAATGGAATACTGGACTGTTGAACAAATATCTATTTTGATTAACAAATACCATATATGGGGGGATAAGGAAATTGCAGAATATTTTCAAAATAATTTCCCTAAAAATAAGCCATGGACAATAAAGCACATTGAGAAGAAAAGGAAATACATGAATCTTTCACGTACTCCCGCAGAAATAAAGGCAATACATAAGCGTAATGTATCAAATGGCAGATTTGCAATGTGTTCTGTTAAAAGATGGGAAAAATGCGGAGTAGCAAAACAGGGGGAAATAAGATTTCAGGGAAGATACCCGGTTATAAAAATAAACGGGAAATTTATTCAGTGGACGAGATGGGCATGGCAGCGTGAAAACGGCGATATACCAAAAGGTTATGTCGTAACCTTCATTGATGGTAATTCGGGTAATATGTCAATGAATAATCTCAAACTGATAACCAGGGCTGAACTTGCGAAAAATAATACAGGTACTAAAGAACTTACTGACAATTACATTGCCTCTACTCTTACCCGTAAAAATCCTGCTTTAAGAGTAATAGTTAAAAAAGACAGTGATTTAATTAATCTTAAAAGAACTCAATTATTATTACAAAGGGAAATAAAAAATGCCTCTAAAAAATAAGTTACTCCAGTTAACGGGAAGTACGATAATGTACAAAACGGAAAACCACAAAATAATTGCAATTAAGCAAACAGACGAATCTGTTTTTATCTCTACTGATAAAGACCTGCTGATATTTCCCCTGGATGATATAGAGGAAATAATAGAAAAAGAATTTCTTCCGGTTGAAGTAGACAATGATGGATTAACAAAAAGTAACGGTCTTGTTGTTTTTCAGCAAGTAAAAGCAACTGACCTTGTGAAAGTTTTACAGGACAACATTTCACGGCTTCAAAAGGAACCAGGATATATAAAACAGGCTACTGCAATAAATCAAACTACAAATACTCTTCTTAATCTTGTTAAAACCGAGTTGAGTGCCAGAAAAATGGGAACAAAATAATGAAAGAAGGCAATACGCAGTTAGCAATTGGCAATTCAAGTGAGGAAAATACATGGAAGCAGCTGGTTGAAGGAGATAAGGCTGATTTTGTCCACTTTCAGATGCACATGATTAAAGCAGTTGAATTCCCACAATCGCAGGTTAAATGCAGATGCGGCCATAAAGCTCCTGTTTATGCTATGTACAGATGCTATTACTGCGGAGAATTTTATTGTGAAAAGTGTGCACCTATACATTATGGAAAGACAAGAGAAGAATACAAGAAAGAACAAAATAAAGAGGCTTAATATGGCTGAAAAGAAATATTTTATTCGAAACAGGCTTAATGGCAAAATACTTACTAAGATAATGACAGCTAACAAAGTATACTCTTTATTTGAAAAACTTAAACAGTCTAATGCTGAATTATATGAAGTTGTCACAACTACACAACTTGCAGAAGAAAAACAATCAAGTGAAGCCCTTCCATCAGGGGACAGGAAATGAAAACAACAATTACCCTTACTGATGAACAGACCGCAGTTGTTTATGAATACCGTAAACATCTTGCTTCCATGGGCATACATGAGGACTTTAAGACTGTCTTTGGCCGCATTTTAATGGAGTGTAAACAGGAGTTAATAACGTGTAAAAGGGAACTTAAAATTGAGGAGAATAAGCATGTATAAGAAAAGTCATGTCATTAATAAACTATACAAACTGCTGGCCTGGTTAATTCTTAATCTCATTGTTATGATGATTAACATTTTTGCAGATACAGAAAGGGAAATACTTGACAGATTTACAATTGGAATTCTTCAGATAATAATTGCATTTATTGCTAAGGATTATCTCTGTTTTATAGAAGCAATCAGAAAGGATAAATACAATAATGAATAGATTAATAAATAACAAGTTTTATTTCTTCAAATACCAGGGAGTAATATTTGCCGGTAAATATTATGAAGGCATTGATTGCTTTAAATACTATCCCGGCAGAAATGCTGCTTTTGCATCGAGGGACGAAGTAACAGTTTATTCCGAGGCAGATGGTTTTAACGCTGCGTAAAGGAGTTATATATGAATTCAGATCTTGACTGGGTAAAGGATGTTGAAGGCTGGCAAAAAGATTTGCCGGATAATTTCAGGGATATTATTTCCATCATTGGTGAGAATGCTTTCCTGATGATATGGCCGGCTTTAATGTCCACAACAACTTACTGGACAGAAAAACCACTTGATAAAATAAGAGCAAAATATATCCGCTTAAATTATCAGCCCGGGAAAGCCGGTAAGATTGCAAGAAGGATTGGCTGCTCAGAGAAATTTGTTTTTGATAATATGCCTAATACCAGGAAGATTGAAGAGAAGATAAACCAGATGAATATGTTTAACGAGGGAAGCCCGTGAGGGCAAGTTTTCAGTTAGCAGTCGGCAGTCAACAGTAGGCAGTCGGCAGTAAGCAGTCAGCAGTAAGTAATAGGCAAAAATAAAATTTACAAAAGGAGTTATAGTATGAATTATGAGTCAATATTTTCAAAATACATGAATATAAAAAAGATTCCTGACGGTATGAAGGAAACAACGCTTATGAATAAAATAGAATTTGTAAGAGCTGCTAAAGAAATTAGAAATAATGTGCTTGAAGAAGCTGCTCTTGAATGTGAAAAAGAAGCACTAAAAATACGTGAGATTATAAAGAAAGCAAAGGAAGATAATATTGCATCGTCCGAAACTCTTGACATGTTGCGGTGCGAAGCTGATGCAAAAATTATATCAGCTGGTAAAATACGCTTATTAAAGGAGGTATATATATGTTTGTAGAACTGGTAGTAACTGCGATAAATGGTGATGTGGTAGCTCTTGGGGAAAAGATAAGAAAGTTATTGGCAAGTGAAATTGGCATTACTGCAGCATATATTGAAGTTGCCACTGATGATTCAGAAGAGGATAAAGAAATGAAGGCCAGAGGTTACAGGAAAGTTAAAAGGATTGTAGTGGGTGCGGATAAGAGTGTATGGCCCGATGTTATTTGCTGGAGAAAAATGGATATACAATATGTTAAACAGGCAGAAACTATAAAGGAAACTACTGAAAAAGTGCCAAAGGTATTCAGGATTAACGACCATGAATGGTGGGCCGGTTACGGTTTGGGCTCAACTGTTAATGCTTTTCTTGATGAAGGTGAAAAAAGATACATTGCCATTGATGATCCGCGTGAATTAAATGAGGAAGAAATGAACCGCTTGAAATATGTTGATGATAATGAGAATGGAACTGAAAAAACATTTAAGGAAGCTTTAACAGAAATGATAAACAATAAACGGAGGTTTCCCTGTTTTTTTGCCAGTACTGAATATTAACTTCAGCCGGAGTGAGTGCCCGGCTAATAACACACCGAAACAACCACAAATCCCGCCGGTTAAGCCACGGCGGGATTTATTATTTTAAATTGGAATTCACAATGGGAAGAAACAATTAATCAGTAAAATAATCTGTTATGATTTCTTTTATGTCTTTTATATGGTTTGGCCCAAGAGCCATAAAGGGGCGGGCTTTAACTGTAAACTTGCCATATTTTGAAACGTGAAGCGCCATGATTTTAAAAGCTTTTTCTTTTTTATTTGTAACATACCACATACGCCAGAAATACTGTTCCATTGCGTAAACATCTTTTTTCCTTTTTACGGAACCAAGTATTTTTTTTGCTTTTACTTCTCCGCCAAAATGCATCAATGCAGCATATACAAGCGGAGAAGCGGCAGCAGCTTCACTGTTTGAGTAAGTAGCAAACAGAGTGTTTATAAGCCTGTCGGAATTTCTTAACTGGCCCTTCCCACCCTTTTTCATTGCGCGTGTTAAAGGGCTTTCAGCGGGCCATGTTTTGCCAAGGCTTCTTCCCTGCGTTGTAATATTCTCCCTTACTGCTTCAACCATGTTCTGGCTTATAAGATTCATTAAAGGCCCGGTATCTTTAGCCTTCGTTGCAATCTTATTCAGAGTTATGGTTATTTTGTCCTCTAATATTGTAATCATTTTGCAGCTGATAAAATATCATTATCATATTTTGATTTATCAACCTCAAAGTTTGTTTTGCCAGGATTATAGGCCCACTCTTCAGGCGGCATGTAAGTAACTTCATCCCCGGTAGAAAGCGGAATATTAAGGCGGTTAAATTGCTTTTCTGTTAAAGCTTTTATGTGGCACATGCAGTGCCATCCATTGGGAGGAAAAATAATATCCCATATTTTATCATCAAACCTGAATACTTTTTCGTGGAAAGGCTCATGCTCTTTACGTTTGCTGGGCCTGTCAAGCTGAATATACTGCCAGTAGGGTGCAAGGTTAGTAATATCCATTAACTGCCTGTAGTGAGCCGCTCTGTGCGCTACAGTCTCGTTTGTGGAGAGTATCGTTTTAATCCGGTTGTAACTTCCAAGCTGAACCAATTTATTGGGATCATCAAGTTTGCTTACATCAACCCCGGGAACATCTTTTGCCGGCACTTTGCCCCACCAGCCTTTATTGGCAAGAACAGGCTGTATTTGTTTTATAGCTTCATCAACCGTAATACCTTCGCTTATAAACTTATCGGTTATTGCGCGCAAGTCCTGGAGAATGTCCAGTTTCATTACTTTAGCAACAGTAAACGACCTGGTGTGAGCTTCCCTTAATACATCTTTATAATTAAAACTGAAGGTATAGCCTTTATCTCTGAAATACTGCAGTGCATCTTTGGGAGGCAGCCGGAATATATTACTTAATTCATACATTGATGCTTCAGCAAAATTGTAATCATCGGAATCAAGTTTAACCTGGTACAGGCAGGCAGTAAAAAACATTTTATCGAGTAGTGTGATAAGCTCATCTGCATTCATCTTATCATAAAATCCGGGTATATCTTTCCTCACTGCCTGTAGAGATGTTTTTTTAACAACAGCGGTGTAAGCGTTTATAACCGGCAGTAAAATACCTTCTGCTATTTTATCATAAGCATCACGGGAAAGCGAATCAGTAAGTGCGGTATTTATTTCAGAATCGTTTAAACTTTTTTTTTTGCTTATGCTTTCAAAAATATTATCCCAGGCATTTTTGAGTTTAGCAATCAAACCGGTTGATGTTTTCTCCTCAGCAAAATCATTATTGCCGGTGGTTGTTCTATCAAGGTCTTCCGGATTGTTAATATTATTTGATGCATTATCCTGATTAGAGGTATTTGTATTATCCGGCTGAGGCGAATCCGGAATAACTTCTTTAAGGTCTTCTTCCTTAAAGTTGTAAGCTTTTATAAAATAACCGCGTGTAAATTTAACACCGCACTCAGTTAATATCTTATCCCTGTCCGCAAGGTCTTTGTCAACATCTTCCGGAAGAAACATTTCAAACTTTGGGATGTTGGTATCGGAAAAATTAACCTCATAAATCCATTTTATAAGCAGGTTAAGTTCACTTTCAATAATGCTTCTGTCTTTCAGTGAAAGATGGGTAAGCATATCTGAATGAGTTTCAGAAGCGGCATAAGAACCTTTATTGCCAATTTCAGTAGTAAGCGTCTGCGTTAAAATAGCTTTACTTATTTCATTATTGGAATAATCACAGCGTGTTTTATAAATATCAGATGTTGCCTGTTTTGTAGCGCTTTCTTTAAAGTCAACACTCCCATCGTCGGGGATTACTGCAGTGCCTGACTGAATAAGAAGGCTTAGCATTTCAAGAAGGCTGCTTTGTTCTTTTGAACCCTCGCCCATGGAACTGCGGGGAAGTTTTCCTACTGCGAACAAAGAACCATATTTCTCAAGAAATTCAATCCACCACTTCTCTGTACTTTTTTTAAACAATGCAGGCCAGTAACAGCGGCTTAATACTTTTTCGCCATACGGATTTGCATACGTGGGCTTATTCCGTGCAATTAAAAACTTGCGGTAAGGCAACAGCATTCCATCGATTGGGTCATCCTGTGATTTAAACCGTGGCCGGTTTTCATCATCATAAATAAACCATTCAACCGGTTTTTCTTCAACAGAGACAGGAAGCCAGTACTGACCTATTTGTTCCCACATTATTTCCATGGGCTGCATTCCATATGCAACACAATTAAGCATTGCTTCCATAACAGCATGCAAACGAAAATCAGGATCATTAAAGACACTTTCAATAAGCTTTATGTTTCGTGACTTTGCCCCGCCCCGGTTAATCTCCCAGTTCATGCTGAGTGTTTTTGCTTTGCGCTGCTCCATGCATGAGAAAACATGCGGGTCAGTCATTGTCTCATGATAAACACGTACATCAAGGCCGAGTTTCTTTAATACCAAATCCGGGTCAGGCAAAGCGCCCCAAACTGTACCCCAGTATTCAGAGGAGTTAGCCCTTGTTGCAATTTCAGATGCAAGGCTGGCTGATTTAAGCTCAGAAAAATTAACGAACCTGTCCGGTGTTATATAAAAACCCTTCATGTTAAATCCCAAGATTTTTAAATAGTTCAGCAGCAAATACTTTTGTGTTTATATAGCCGCAATAAACCTGCTGCCCTTCAATTTCAATACGATAAATTTTTTCGCGGTTTACATCAATATCTTCATATAAAATAACGCGCGGCTTATTCAGGTAATAAAAATGATATTGTTCACCGCTCCACAAAAAATTAAAATCAAACGGATTAAATTTTATTTGCAAGCCCGGCATAATTAATATCCTTTGAAAATAGTAGCTGTGTGTCTGCGCATGCCTGTTGTTATTGTAATAGGCCCGCTTTCAGTCTGCCCTGCATGCAAAGCCAGTGACAAACCCCAGAACCTGTCTGCATGCCCCTGCACGTCTTCATCCTTTTCAGCTTCAAGCCTTATATTACCGGCTGAAGTAACAACCTTTTTCATTGAGTGCAAATCATTCCTTATGTTTTTATCATCAGGGATAAGAACTGTTTTTTCCTCAAAGTTTTTACGCGTATTAAAAGCCATATCAGTTCTTACTGAACCTGCGGAAAAATTAACGGCTTCTACACGGCTTATGCTGAATCTATCCTGCGCACGTTCGGCAAGCTGCATACCGAGGCCTGTTTCATCTATACAGCATCTTTGAGTTTTGGGATGCTTTAGAAAAGTATAAAGAATTTCTTCCTGCACCCAGAACTTAACTTTTTCAAGAACAACAACTGCACGGGTCACATTTATATTAAGAAGTTTTTCAATAACCCAGATACAGCTTAAATCTTTGCGGCGGCCAATATCAAAGCCAATAAATAAATTGCCTGTGACTGTTATTGTTTTTAACCAGTCAGCAAATGCATTAATATTTTCCCGCACCCACTGTGAGTCTTTATGCTGTGGTTCCTTTGCTTTTGCAAGTTCAAAGGAATCAGCCAGCGGGGAATCGGGCCATAACAAATCTTTCTCTTCACATGTGGCAATAAGAGGATAATCAAGAAAAACATTTTTACCAATTTGCGGATTGCAGCAATATTCTTCCTGCCACGTATATTCATCGAAGCAATCCATGCGTTCCTGTTCAAGCCAGGCATGTTGTTCTTCTTCAGTTGTGGGCCTGCCCATAATTTTGTCATACAGGCCTTCTTTAACAGCAGTAAAAATATCCACAACATGAAGTGACCAGTTAAGCTTCTTTTTTTCAATGCCCTGCTGGAATTCATAAAATTTACTTTCCCCATTATGCGTACTGAGAATCCTGATTGGGTAACCCCATGTTGAAACCGGTTTTGCCGCTTTCCACATTTGAGCCTGGTCCTTATGATGTGCAAATTCATCAAGGCATGCCTTGCCGCCCTTAGACCTGAAAGCTTTTGGATTTGAAGTAAGTGCGTTTATCCTGGTACCATTGCTGAACAATATTGATTCAGATTTAATATCTTTCTCCTTATCAATAACAGTCTCGCCAAGAAGCTCTGCTCCCATTTTGTAAAGCTTTGCCCACATAGCACAATAAAGAATATATTCTTTTGCAGCAGATTCATCAGCAGAAGAAAACCATACTGCAGGTACACGCTTAAATATGCAATCTTCAACATCTTCATAGCTTTGTGCATAAGTACCGCCGATACGGCGTGACTTTACAAATAATTTTATTTTGCTTTTATCTGCCAGCCAGCGCTGCTGGTATGGAAGAAAAAATTGTTCTACATCCGGCATATTATAAACCTAAAATTTCTTTACGGATTTTCTCTGCACTTTCCGGGGTAATATCTTTAGTGCCTTGTGATTCATCCTTTTCGTCCGGGTTAAGTATCTCAACCCCTTCAAGGGATTTAAGTATATTGGTTGCCCTCTGGTATGCAAGTAAATTCTTGGGGCTTGGGTCAGCCTCGGCTTTATCTGCGCATTTATCAAGAATAACTCTTGCCCTTACAATCTGCTGCTGGTTCTGCAAAAGATATTTTTTGCGTTTATCATCCCAGCCAAACTTTTCTCTCCAGTTTCTTAAAGTCCTGTCTGTAACTTCTTCACCTATTAAAGCAATTATTGCAGATATAGGGAAACCTTTTTTTACATAATAATCTTCCGCTATCTGGTAAAAGACTGCCTGTTTGCTGGTATTGGTAGTTGTGTTTTTATTAGCATCCATATTAACCAAGCGCCTTTTTTATTTTACCAAGCTCCAGTTCTATTTTTTCAATCTGGGCGCGAAGCTTTTTAACTTCAAACCATGTATCAAAAAGCTGGTTCATTTCTATTCTTGCGGAATTCATATCAATATCGGCAATGCTTACTTCTATCCGGATTGGATCTAAAACATTTCTAATTGTGATAAGAGAATTATTTGCAGAAATTTCTTTGTCCTCACATTCCTGCTTTAACCTAACCAGTTTACCCTGGTACTGATAAATTTCATCCTGATTCATAAGTAAAGCCTTTATTTATTTTTTAAGACCTGGTCAAGTTTGCCAATCATTTCTTTAAGGGCACCCATAACATAATTGTTAAGCTGCATTCCTTCTTTGTATATGGAAATGAACTTTTCAATGACAAAGGAATAATTATTATTCTCATTCTTTATCAGTTCCTGGTATTCTTTCTTTGTCTCCTTCACAAGCTCATCATACCTTTTAATTGTTTCCTCATGCTGCTTGAGCATATAACGAAATGTTAAATACCATATAACCAATACCACGCCGGCAATACCACCATTCATTACATAATCAAAAATATTAATGTTTGGCGACGGGTCTTGCTGGGAAGCCTGGGCGATTGTTACCAGAAGGCAGGGTGAAATCATGGACGTTATCCCTCAAAAGATGATAAAATAAATGATTGGAAAGTTAAAGTTGTAAGCTGCTTAAATCTATTGAGGGGTTCACTGAGTGAGTGAGTAGAACATACTATTTGCATGCTGTAAGTTTCGACCGCAAACAAAATGAAAATCGGAATCAAAAACAAATTAATGCTTAAGGAAACAAAAACAATGTATTCTGACAACTGAAATTCGCAAATAAAGCCCCGTGGCGGCATTTTCCCGGGGCTGGATGAATATTCGGTGCTTAAATCCAAAATCGTTGAAATTAAACGAAGTTAAAGGGCAATTAAACGAGAATTATTGATGACCCCGGTATAAAAAACCGGGTTTTGGAAAACAAAGAGTTTGAAAATGGCAAAAATAGCGAAAAATGTAAAAGAGACATGGTGGCAGTTATTTAAAACCGGTACCTGGAAGAGCAATAACGGCAAGGAATTTTCTGCTGATGAAAAAACCATTGACGATATAGTTTCTGCCACAGCCAACAGGACTTACGCAAATGACGAAGTGCCTATTTGCATTGGGCACAAAAAAGATAATTCACCAAAGTGGGGCGCATTTAAAAAAGATGCATTTAAAAGAAGCGGTGATTTTCTGCTCGGAAAATATGAATACCTGGTAAACGAGTTTGCCGAAGCGCTGGACAGGAAAATGTTTGATAAGGTTTCTATTTCTTTATACCCGGATAACGCAATAAAACATATTGCAGTTCTTGGCGTTCAGGCCCCCGCAGTTAAAGCGCTGGGAGGAATAGAGCTTTCAGATGATGAAGAGGCTGCATATGAATTTGATGTTAATGATATACAAATATCAACATGGTGGTTTTCCGGCGCTGTAGGAGTTTTAAGGAGCATTAAAAATGTTCTCATCAGCAAATTTGGGCTTGAGGAAACCGAAAAGTTTATTCCGGAAACTGCAATTACAAATCTGGCAGACCCGCCAAGAATATGGCAGCAGAATACATCTAAATATTTTAATGAAAATAACGAAGGAACTACAATGCCCGAAGAAACAAAGAAAGAAGTGCCTGCAGAATTTACCGAGCAGCTTTCAGCAAAAGATACTGAAATTGCCAATTTAAAAAAGAAGCTTGCTGATAACGCAGTAAGGGAATTTTGTGAAGGCCCCGACATGGCGGCACGAATTACCCCCGCGCTTAAACCTTATGTTAAAGAAATTTTGTCCGACCTGATGAATAACGACAGCCAGTTTGAATTTCAGGAAGGCGAAGGCGAAGAAGCAAAAACAGTTAAGATTACAAAAGCTGAAGCTTTCAAAAAAATTCTTTCTGCCCTGCCCGAATTTGAATTTGCTGAATGTGCCACGAATAAAAGTGCTGCAGGCGATAAGGACAATAAACCTCAGTATATGAAAGACGGTGAAGAAATTGCAAGTTATGCAAATCAGCATCGTAAAAAATAAAATACTTTGAATTTGATTAAGTAAATGGAGAAAAAGAAATGAGCACACAGTTAGTTGATTCACAGGATTTAACACCTGTTGAACTTTTTGCAGGAAGCTTTCCGCAGGTATTTAAGAAGATTACAATAGCCTCCGGGCAGAATGTACTCGCAAAAGGTACTGTACTCGGCAAGATAACTGAAACGGGATATTACGGCGCCTATAATGACGCTGCAAATGACGGGCGCCAGACTGCAAAACTTATACTTGCAGAAGATGTAGACGCCACTGATGCTGCAGTTGAATGTTCGGCCTGGCAGGCAGGACATTTTAATGTGGCTGCTTTAACCGGTTACGATGCCGCTGCTGGTGTGGATTTTGAAGGCACCCCGATTTTCACCGGGACAATTGTAAGCTAATTAACTGTTAGGTTTGAGAGAAAAATTATAAGGTAAAAAATGAAAAGCAAAATTTATTCACTGATTATTTTATTGGGGCTGGTGTTTTCAACGCCGCTGATGGCCCAGTTTTCAAATGCAGGAACCAAATCAACCGATGACCCCAGGTATGTGCAATATACTTTACAGGGTCGTGTGAATGGCACTGCTGGTATTACTTCAGATGCAATGGAGTTAACAAACCTTAGCGGCCCTGTTGAATTTACTTATTATCTGAGTGCAACTGATGATTCTGTTAAAGTATCTTTGAGCCTGCTTGGTTCTGACCACACCGGTAAAACTGCTACTCTGCTTACATTCGCCAATGCTGATTCAACTGAGACATATAAAGCGGTGGTGGACACGGTCGATGCCCGATGGCTTAATAATTATTACATATATGCAAAAGGCAGCACTGGCAACGGGGACAGCACGTATTTTTATGGGACATTAAAGTTCCCCCGAAAAGACAATTAAGAGTTAACAGATTTTGTAAATAAATAAAGAGTAAAAGAAAATGGCTATTACAATAAATTTATACGGTTACCAGGCATTGACCGAGTCCATAAACCAGTTAATACCGGTAAATAGTTTCATAAGAAAAATGTTTTTTACCCGGGAAATTACTTTTCCTACTAAAACAGTTGTAGCTGATATTGTTGTTAACGGCAGAAAACTTGCCCCATTTGTAGCAAGGGGCCAGGAAGCTGTTGTTGTTGGTAAACTTGGACAGCAGGCAAAATCATTTGAACCTCCAATGATTCGATTCAAAAAAGATTTTACTGCAAATGATTTGTTTTTTACCAGAAGCCCGGGAGATGCACCATTTATCCCAGGTGCGGGCGGCAACACAATTGAAACGGCAAGAAGAAACAAAATTTCCCTGGAACAGCAGGATATGATGGACAGGGCCAACAGAACCATTGAATATATGTGTATTCAAAGCCTTACAGGTTCTTACACCATGGAACAGGAAACCGGTGGAAGTTTTGCTATTGATTTTAATATGCCTGTAGCAAATAAGCCTGTCCTTGCGGGCGCTGCGAAATGGGATGACCCAAAAGCTGATCCGATTGACACAATAAGCAAATGGAAAATTATTGCTAAAAAATCAGGCAAGACTCCGACAATTACGGTTATGAACAGCACAACATTTAGCCTGTTTATTAACTCCGCAGTCACGCTTAGCAAACTTGATAAACTTAAATATAATCCGGGATCGATTAACACTGAAGCTTCAATATCCGATATGGGAGCAGAATTCAAGGGGATTATAGATGGGGTAAGATATTACACCTATGATGAAATATATGAAGATAAAGATGGTGCCACTCAGTATATGATTCCTGATGGCTATGTTATTCTTGGAACCCCTGCAGCAGATTTCAGAATATTGTTTGGTGCAATTGAAGATTTAAAAGGTACTGTCCAGGCAAAGTTTTTTAGTAAAGACTGGATTACAGAAGACCCGAGTATCTACTGGCTGCTTGCAGAATCGCATCCGCTGCCAATTGTAGGTGAACCCGGTTCCGTTATTTATGGTAAAGTTGCTTAGCCAGCATGTCGTATACTCCCTGCCCGGGCATTCCTTTTCTTCCTTTGAGGGATGCCCGGCGTTATTAAAGTTCTTTACAATTTGAAATTAAACCAATAAAAGCGGCGTTGTACTTAAGGATATGGTTTGCGTTTTTATGCCTCCGGCCTGCATAAAAACATTAAGGCATGGCTTGCATGCGGCCGGATCAATAAGTACAGTTCTTACCCTGAGATAAGAATCAGCCTTAATGTGAATGATAGAAAAGTCCCGGGCCATGCCCCCGGGCAAATATTTAAATATTTATGTATAGCAGCTACAACGACATATTAAAAATTAAAAAAGCAAAAGAATTATACGACCTGGTTAACGATGAGAACAGGGCTTATGATGACATTGATTTATCAGATGCAGATGATTTATGCCGTATAAGAATAGATGAGGCGATTTCTGATTCTGACGCTGAGATTGACGCCTATTTAACTAATCGTTACAAACTGCCTTTAAGCGAATCGTCAATTTTAATTAAAACTATATCAGTGAGCCTTACAATTGAAAAATTATTTTTTCGCCGTATGAGTGATGAAATGCCGGAGGCGATTATGAATGACGCAAAAAATAAAAGGCAGCTTTTAAAAAATATAAGTACGGGCATTGTTGGACTTGGCCTTGAAGCAACAGACAGTAAACAAGCTTCCGGCACTTATTTAACTGACAAAGTATCGACTGATAAAGTGTTTACGAAAACAAAGCTGGACAGATATTAATGACAGTACGCGAAATTAAAGAGTTTATCGGGACTAAAATTACAGCAGCACAAGCCGCAGATGTCACAGGCCTTGCAGAAGCTTTAAGGCTTGATGTTATTTACCCTGTTAATATTGAATCTTATAAACCAAAACATCCGGTTGGCGAAGTGCTCGTTATTTACGCCGGGTCTGATTTTCAAAAAAGCAAAACATCAAATTCAATTATACAGGATGAAGATGTACAGATTACCTGTTTTGTTGCCGTAAGATATTTACAGCAGGGATTGAGTCCGGAAGATTATTGTGATTTTATAAAAAATAATATATCGGGCCAGCGTTTGACTGTCAACCGCGCAGATAAAATGATTTATCCGCAAAAAATAGAATGGCTAAAAGAAGATAACGATTACTGGTATTATGCAATTACATTTATATGCCCTTCAACCAATAACCAGCCGATGAAAGGATAATAAATGTTAAGATGGTCTAAAAAAGTTAGTTATGATTTTTGTGTCGCACTATTAAAAATGTGCTGCCGAATTAAAGTAAACCCTGATTATCTGATGTCATGTATGGCATTTGAATCAGGAGAAACATTTTCACCGGCAATAAAAAATGCTGCAGGCTCCAGCGCGACAGGACTTATACAGTTCATGCCCAAAACAGCAATTCAATTGGGAACTACTGTTGCCGCTTTGGAAAAAATGACGGCGATTGAACAATTACAGTATGTGGAAAAATATTTTAAGTCTTACACCGGCAGGCTTAAAACGCTTGAAGATACTTATATGGCAATTTTATGGCCGGCTGCAATCGGCAAGCCAAATGATTATGTGCTTTTTAGTTTAAATAATACTCCGCTTGCTTATAAGCAAAACAGGGGCCTTGATATAAACAAAGATTATAAAGTTACCAAAGCAGAAGCCGCTGCGGCAGTAAGAGATAAATATGAGCGCGGTTTAACGTTTGCTGATTTTGACGCCGAAAAATATTTCAGCGAATTTTTGCCGGAAGGCCTTCAACTAATTAAGGCCGTTATCTAATGACAATACAGGAAAAATTTGTTACTGATAATTATGATGCTGCCATACAGGCGCAGTTAAATTTTCAGGTACCTTACCCGGTGACACTTGCAATATCAGCATTAAAAACAAAATGGGGGAAGAAATTATACAATAATAACTTCTTCCAGGTAAAAATAAACAAGACAGAATATAAGACTTATGAAAACGTTTATGATTCATTTTCCGATAATGCCAGGCTGATTAAAAAAAGATTTCCAATCGCATTAAGGTATAAAAAGGATTGTGACGAATTCATAAGGTCAATGCAGAGGGATCATGAACAAAGATATTCGGATGAAGATAACTTTGTAAAGAAAATGATTGTTGTGATGGCTCTTATAAAACAGTTGGTCCAGGAACTAAAATTAAATAATAATAAGGAGACAAAATGAACTTGAAAACAAAGTGGTTTTCGCTTTTAATGTTTTTGCTGATATGCTGGGGCTTTGTTTCGCCACCGGCCGCAGCGCAAAATATTGACCAGGGTTTTTATTCTGCCACAGAGCAGGTAAATGACCAGGGTATTTACTCTGCCACAGAGCAGGTAAATGACCAGGGTATTTATTATGCAGCTCCCATTGAGGGTATTGAAATTACTACTTCTCAAGACTTTAGTATAAAATCTGATGAACTGGCAACAAATATCATCCCGGACGCGGTCAGTAATTCCAGAATTAAAGTGAGTCCAATAAAAAATGTTCCAGATACGCCTGTATTAACAATAGGAGTATCAGAATTAAGAGATGCCGCAGCTTTATTCTTTAGCGGATATGAAGCATATATAAAAGCATCTTCTGATGGTTCGGTAAACATGAGTGATTTACAATATTTGATACCGGTTGCAATGGCAATAGTCCCGGCATTTAGCGGCGCCACGCAAATACCATCAGAATTAAAAGCTTTAACAGATGACCAGATTAAAACGCTGCTGCTTGTGGCGGATGATTATCAGCTTGGCGCTCATGCGCAAAGAGCAAAACAGGTATTTAAAACGCTTTTAACACTTGCCCAAACATATTTTGTGTTTGAAGCATCTGGGTCGCAGTAATTGTCTCATCCGGTGGTAAGTGCGGGCGCCTGTTATCTGTCCGGGCGCCTGCTTTTTATAAATTCTTTAATACTGAAAGCTTAAAATGGAAGAGAATAATAAAGACATGGGAACTAAAAAACCCTGGTACGAAAAAGTTTATAACAGCGTTGCTACATTCTGGAATTTTATGGATGGCAAAAAAAATAAAATAGGAAATGCTGCGCTGGCAGTTTATGGCGTAGCTGAGACTGCAGTATCAATGGGAATAATTCCTGATCATACCCTGGCCGCTCAGGCGGTGCTTTATGCCGGACTTGCTTTTAAAGTGATTGGAATAAGTCACAAAGTCAGCAAGGGTGAAATTGAAATTGAACTGCCTTCAGGATTAAGTAAAAACAAACAGGCAGAATAAACAGAAAATTATTTTTGAGGATAAAAAATGAGTTCATTATATAACCCGGTTGGAATTTTCAGATTATTACTGGCTAAAGCAGGAACAATGCTTACAACGCCTGAAGGATTAGTTACGCTTGGCTCACGTGATGACGATGCCGCTTACACAGTAGAGCCATATAAAACGCAAACTACGCGCGGCCGTTCAAACAGGAATAAGGAAAATCATAAAATATTTGCAAGGACAAAGCAAATAAGGGTACGAGATTTAGAATGGCTTATTTATTTTATTAAAAATGGTTTTGACTGTCAGTTTGTTGGGGAGCCTGAATCAACTGCAACATCAGGGGGAATATTTAACTGGGCGGCTGCAGCAAATCAAATTGGGCTTGATTTTGTTTACCGAATTGCTGACGGAGTAAGAAACTGCGACATTACTCTTGAGCGTGCTGATAATTATGAAGTATCAAAAGCGTTTATTGATGCGGCAGATGCTTATGCATCCCTTTTGCCTGCAATTAGTACAGACCCGGTTAGCGGCGGCAATGAAAGAGGTGAAAATCTTGCCAATTACCAGGCCCCGTATTTTTACCAGATTAAGGCGCCAAATGATACGGTTTTACTTGAAGCTAATAATATAGTAAGCCGAACATTTGAACTTTCTACAAAATCAAATAAAAATGAAAATAACGTATCCCGTGTTATCAGACTTGCTGTAAAACAGGAAGTCACGCTTGATACTGTGAGAATTGCTGATTGGGTTGCTTTGAAAAATAAAGCTTTAGGCCCTTCAATTGTTATCAGAGAATATATGGATAATGGAACCTACTATGAAGAGTTTAATTTTGGCGCAAATGTTTTATCACTTGAAACATCCAACCAGAAGGGGGAAAGTGAAGGATTTGTGAAAATATCTATCTCCGGCGAAATAACGCTTGATCAACTTGCCTTTGGATATGGCGCTACAAACGGCGGCGCCGCTGATGATGATTATGCAGGCGGTAAAGTAACTATATCTTAATCTTAAATTGCTTTTAAGGATTGATTATGAAAACTATAATATTAAATAAACCGGGCACTATTAAGATTGGTGACCCGGTTATCAGAGCAGACGGGAAATACTTTCTTTCAATTATGTGGCAAAATATTGACGTTGTTTCCAGGCATTTCAGAAGCAATAGCATTACTGCTGCAAATGGAGAAGTATCGTTTGAATTGTTTCAGGCAGAAATAAATAAACTTGGTGACTTTGACCAACAAATTCCGGGCAAACTTACTTTCAGGTTATTTAGTTATGATAACAGGAAAGATGTATTAACCGGAAATGTTTCACTTGTTGAAATTTCAGGCAGTGAAGAAGACAATACAACTGAAAATAATGGGTAACAATATGAAAAAGTTATTTATTCTGTTTTTAATTTTATCAGCTGCAGTATTTGCCCAGAATAATAATAAAGCAGCTAAAGTTTACCCGGAAGAAATACAGCTGCATGATGTAATTGATGCCGATATGGAAGCGATGAGAACCATCTCATTTATTCCGGGCATCCATTTAGATACCATAATAACCGTCACCACTACCCCAACAAAACTATCAGGCTATTTAGATACGCTTAATATTTCATTCGTGTATCTGTACAACAATACCAGTGGAGCAATACTATATGTAGGTGGCACAGCCGGAGTATTAACAAGCGGCGTGCCTGTAAGTTATCAAGGTTCATTTACGGATAACATAGGCTTCTATAAGACTACTACAGATTTATGGCTTGTGGCTTCCGGTAGTACAGATGTAAGAATAAAATTAAAATACAGGTAACACAATGAAGAAAATAATTTTAATAATAGCATTATATGCAGTTACTACATTCGGACAGTTTGGGTCAAACAACCCAATGTTCGTGGATTACGGAGATTCAATTAAGCCATCTAATCAAAATGCACAGTTTATTTTCCCAACTGCATTAATTTACAACCTTGATACTGCTAATATTGTCCCTGATAATATCACGCTCGAAATTAGCGGAAATAGTTTTGGTTTTACAAGTGAGTTTAAGGCTTTTCGTGATTCAAGCAATTATGCTGTACCCGCAAAATATAATCTGCAAGGTATGGTGTTGGGGGGAATGCCAATAAAATATAACAACACCCTTAATCAGGGCATCGTAAATTCTGATTATAATACTATAGACAATTCGACCTGTGCTTTCATTTTAGGGGGTGGAGGATCAAGCACATTCCCTAACCATATAGGCAAGGATGGAGGTATCCCGAATGGAGCAGATTTAACGCCTACTGATTGGGTTGCTGATACTGCTTACGTCCCCGGCAGTGCTATAGTCTCACTTATTTGTGGCGGTTATGATAATATTAATAACCAAATAGCAGGAATAATTGTCGGAGGAGGACACAACTTTATAAAATATAATGTTGATGGACACTCTATAATTGGTGGTGGTTCATATAACGTGATTTCTGGAGGAAGGTCTGGCATATTCAGTGGTACAGGTAATACGATCACTGGTTCGGGTAACAGTTATAGTTTCATCGGTGGTGGGGGGCGCAATAATATTATTGGAGGTTATTCATCTATCCCCGGCGGAAGAAATGTTAATGTAACGGGTAATTATTCCTTTGGCTATGGCTACAATCTCAACGTAACTGCAAGCGGCTCAGTTGGATTTAAAGACGGAACGACAGATACATTCCTTGTGAATAGAGCCAATTCATTTGCCCTCAGTTTTTCGGGCGGTGTTGGAATTGGTACTGGTAACCCGCAAGACAATCTACATATTAAAGCAAATGAAACTGGAGCGGGGGTATCCCAATTAAGGCTTGACAATGGCGGGACATTTAGCAACGAGGTCGGGATGGAATTTTATACCTCGGCTTCAAACAGCACTTTATCAACAAGAGCTGGGCGAATATGCGCCTCGTTTGACGGTCCGTCATACTCTAACGCAGGAATTATAATACAAACGATGGCTTCCAGCAATACGCTTGTTAACACACTTGGGCTAAAAAATAATATAGTAACATTATATGGGAATATAAGTGTACATGATTCTTTGATAAATAGAATTGAAAAATCAAGTCTCGCAGACGATGCTACAATAACACTGGCTACAGGTGTATCTGGTTGGGGCGAAGCAATGATAGGCAATAATCAGGAGTGGGCATCATTTAGATTCTCCGCAGATGGGACAGTCACTTTAATCAGTAATACTACAAATGCTGTAAATACTAATACAGATGCTAAATTCTGCATATATGATGGTGGTGCTGGTGTTATAATAAAAAATGCACTTGGCGCAACTCTTACGTGTGCAATTAACATACATTATTATGCGCCTTAAAAAGTTTGGGGCTGGCTAAAAAATCACGAATAATAATTAAGATTGAATGAGGTTAAAATGACAGGTATAAATAAAATTATAATAATTCTTATTACTGCAGTAATAATTTCTTTTGGCACAGCTACAGCAAAAACAAACAATAACAAAACACCTGCTCCGGCAACGGATACAACAGTAATTAAACTGCAGGAAAAAATAACTTACCTGCAGGAACAGCTTAAAGGAAATAAAGATGCTATTGAACAGCTTGAAGTTGAATTGGCGCAAAGAAGAGCATTGCAGGAAAGGCTAACCGGTGCCATAAGTGTTCTGCAGGATATGCTGCCAAAAGAACCTGCAAAGCAAATTAAAATAGCTAAATAAACAACTTTTAATAAATCATTAACGGGTGATAAAATGACAGAAAAAACGTACGACATAAACGGGGACATTTTTAAGTTAAAAGATTACGGCGACCTTACCGGCCATGATGAGGATATAATAAATCAATTATTAAAATCCGGTGACAATAACAGTCTGATTATTAAAAACACTGATTTCCTTCCTGTTATTCTTACTTGTGACAATAAAGAAATTGATTTAAATAAATATGACTGGAACCAGGTAAAGAATAAAATACTCAGCGAAATTATTATTGATTTTATGACAGAAAAAAAAATTTTTATGATTTCTATGGGGATAAAATTGCGCGCGTCACTGATGCAGAGTCAAAAGCAATCAGAAGATACGAAGGAAAATACGGGAAATCATTATTCTATCAGTGCGATAGAATAGTTCCCGGAAATAATTCGGATGAATACCAGATAAGCTTCTACTACTACATTGCCAGCGGAGACCTAAGCAAAACAGACAATATAAAGAGTAAACAACTAAAATGGATTTACTCTTTTTATTATCTGAAAAAAGTAAATGACCTTAACACACTTTACAGTAAGCTGCCTTAATAATGAGCGAACAAATATCAAATCTTACTCTAAAAATAACTCTTGAGGGGGGCCAGCAGGTATCCCAGAATGTAGAGGTTACCAAACAGCAATTTGATGGGCTGAAACAATCAATTGATGAATTAGGGCGCTCATCATTTCTGCAAACATTTGCACAGCAGATGCTGGCGGTGGACGTATCTGTTGAGGAAGCTGCTGAATCCGTAGCTGATTTTATAAAATATAACCAGTTAACAGAAACAGAGATTGACCAGGTTACTCAAAGATTAAGAGCTGAACAACAGCAGCTTGGTTTAGGTACCACGGCATGGAAGGAACATCAGGGTGCAATATCCATGTTAAACCAGGCTTACGGTCTGGTTATACCACAAAACCAAATGCTGTCAAAAGCCACACAGCAATTAACTTATGATTCCAATGCTGCCCGTATGATGATGCAGCAGGTATCTTATACGTTAGGTGATGCAAGTATGTTCGCTGTTGACCTGCGCATGGGTTTCATGGGCATAAGTAATAATATTCCCTTTATTATACAAAATTATGATCAACTAAAAAGGTCAATACAGAATACCGGTATTAGCATGCTGGATGTTGTTAAAAACAGTATTAGCGGCCCAATGGGGATGATAATGGGAGCCAACCTTTTAACAGTCGCGATGGTTGCACTGCCTAAAATACTGGATATGTTTGATAAAAAGACAGAAGAAGTAGCTGTTACTGTTGACTCGCTTACTAAGTCTGTTTACACCTTGTCTGATGGCTTTGAAAATGTTCAGAAAGAAATTGATAAAATGAGTTTTAGTGAACTTTCTGAAAAATATGAGAAATTTGTTTTAGGATTAAGAAGAACCAACGAAAAATTGAATGAAGATACCACCCTGATGCAATTATGGCGTGGGATTACATTTCAGCCTTTGACAAATTATCTTGGTTATAGATTGCCGTGGCAGGAAGATACTTTTTGGGGCATGGACTTAAACAATACTAAGGAAAATAAAAAGACTGCGGAACAACAACAAAAAGGTATTGGCGAAATTGAGAATATCGGCAATAAAATAAAAACATTTATTGATTCTGGTTATACTGTTAAAAGTTTATTAAATGTGTCTCCAAAAGACAGAGATTATATATATAAAAATATTAAGGATATTCTTTCTGCCTGGCCTGAAAATATAAGTAAAAAAAATATAGTACTTGGGAACCAGTTAAGGGAAGGAGAATATGTAGATTTAGGCCAATATAAACGTTCTGATTTGATGGACTTAAAAGATGCAATTGATTCTATAAACCCAAATAAAAAACATGCAACTCCAAAACCGCATGATGATGCAACTGCTATGGCCGCACAGGCCTCCAAACAGGCAGAATATAACGGAAAGTTAAAAGAGCTTGACGTTTTGCTTAATAAAACTATTTCTGAATATGACAGGCAGAAAAATGCGGCTATTGAAGCTCATAACGCCGCCATAAAGGCTATTGACGATGAAATTGCTGAGCTGGAAAAGAAGCTAAAAAAACACTCTTCCGATAATCTTAAAATAAAGAACCTGAATAAAGAAAGAGAGATAGAAGAAAAACAGCATCAGCTTAATTTGTATAAACTGCAGTTAGAACATGATAAGGCTATGCTTCAATGGCAGTCTGATTTTAACCAGCAAAGTATGCAGTTAAACAATGTTTATGAATCTGATATAATTCAGGCTAAAATAAATTATAATAAAAAGTTAAAGCTGATTGAGTTTGATCCGGAAGAAAGGAAAAAGATAGATAAACAGATTGTACTACTTGAACAGCAAAAGCAGAATTCTCTGTTTGATGAGCAGCAGAACGCAGCTCAGTTAAGAGGCGAAGCATACTTTGATGAATACAGCCAGCAGCTTGCACAGCTTGACGTCTGGTATAAGGATATGCAGTTTAAATATCGTGGGCACAATGATGAGTTAGCAAGTATTGAAAAGCAATATGCAAACAAACGGAACGCCATATACAGAGAGGAATACCAGGAAAAAAATAAAACAACAATGGTATTTGTTAATGCGACCGATGTTATGTTTGGAACAATGTGGGATAATTTAGTTATCGGTTCAAGACAGGCTAAAAATGTATGGGATGCAATTTGGCTGAGCTTTAAAAATTCTGCTCTAAAGTCACTTGAGCAAATTATCCAGTCAAATATATTTGAAGAATTTGTAAGTATGCTATCAGGCACTTCAAGTATTAAACAGGCTAACGCCGGGGGAAACAGTTCTTCAGGTGGAAGTCTCTGGGATTACCTTGGAGCGGCTATTCCAATATTTTCTTTACTAAAACCTTCTGCAGCAGGCGCAGGGATAGTGTCGGGCGCTGATGCCGGTATTGCAAAAATGATTGTTGATAAGATTGATATGTGGCAAAGTAATTTGACAGTTACAAATGACATACGTACAATGACAACTAAACAGGATCAATGGACTAATTACAGGGAGAAACATATTATAAAATAATGCTGCAAATAAGATTTGAAAATATTGTTTATCCGTCCATTAAATTTAGCCTTATTAAAATTGAAATTGGTACCGGAGATATAACTAAAACATATTATCCAGAATTAAACAGTCTTGGCCCATTTGTTATCGGGCATGATGATCCTGATAATATACTCTTTATGTTTCCTTCAAGCCTTGCAATCGAATTTTATTTCCCTGTTGCCAAAACAATTATAAATGGAACCTGTACACCTTCCGAGAGTCAGGCAAGAACTGATATGTATGAGATAATGACTGGATTTCGTGAGCTTGGCGGAAAGATATATGTTTATAAAGATGGGCAGATTGAACCATATTATTGTGCTTCTTACGATGCTGCAGATGATGGAATAATATCCTGCGATGAAACAAATAAAAGTATATCAGTTGAATTTCTTGATGATTATACAAAGCTAAATGATGCAAATACATTTGTAGGTTATGATAGCGGTGGTTATCCCGGTGGAGGCGGCCATTTAGCAAGAAAATCAATTAAAAAGTTTGTAAAAGAAATATTTGGTTTTTTAGGTTCACGTGTCATAGATACTTTTGTTGATACAATTGAGTATAAAATAGATTACCGGTTTACAAGAATTATTGATGGAGTCACAAATGGTGTACGTTCAGTGGACACTGAATATTGTTATCTATCTGATATAGGTATAGATAACTGGTTATTTTATCATTTCGATACTAAAGCTGAATGTTTTAAATCTATCTTGAGAAATCTTGCTGCTTATGCTGTAATTGACTTTAACCGTAATCTTAAAATCCTGCCTTTATATTTTAATGGAGGGACAATAAAACAAATTTATAAAAGCCAGATTGAAGGAGATAATATAACCGAGTTTTGCAAAAGATATGAAGGTATGGCCGTAAATATGATTTACAGTGAAGGAGTTAATTATACAACTTTGTTAACGCAGTTTAAAGATTATGGTAAAGTTGTAAGAATATTACTTGGTAATGCCGGTTTAAGAAACTCAACCGGCGGCAGAGGTACTGGCACTGTTTATGGAGATTATTTGTTCAGGAATGATGAACGAGTATTCCATCTCGATATATTTTTCCCATGTGGCGGCCCGGATATTAATAATGAAGATTTTTACTCTAACAGCAAAAGAGTAGTTCACGTTGCTAATGATGATGATGTTTTCAATTATGATTCAACAAATCTAAAACTTCATTTAATAGCTGCTAATAAAGTCTCTTACAAAAAATCAGATGGTACATGGTCTGATGAAATGAGTTTAGGGGAATGGGCATCCTGGTTAACATGGCAAACTTTAAATAATAAATCACGCTGGAAAAGGGCAATTATGCCCGGGCTTGATTATGAATATGGCGATTTTTTCCATATTGAAGACCTTGATGGTACATTCAGGCCTGTTAAAATAAGTTATGAAGTTGAAAATGACCAGACATCTTTAGTACTTGCAGAATGTATTGAGATTGGTTCATATTTAAATCCAACATCTATATTGTTTAATAAAATACTTCGTCCAGCAGACTGGTCATGTACGATAAAGAAAAAAGTTGACCAGCAGTTTCAATATTTAGATACTGATGGTGCTTCTCACAGCACAGGGCCAAACAGTCCATACCTTGGCAATGAAACACTGTTAATTAAAATTAAAAATGCTTTTAACTGCGCTTTAAGCAGCGCTTATGAGTATGATGGTATCCAGTTAGCGGTATCAGATTATGATAAAAAATTATGGCAGGATAACTGGGAATATTTAATTTATATAGCTATTGGAAAAAGCAAAGATACTGCAGCACCTGCAAGTGATTACCCATTTTATGATGACGCAAACGCAGACTGGTACCTGGTTGATACGTTATCAGATTTAAACATATCTGACTTATCTTATTATTACCAATACAGCCTGACTTCTAAAAGAATAGCTACTAAAAATCCATTTTGGATTTGGTGCGGCCTTAAAAGCAGCATAGCACCTTTGTTTGAAAACATTCCAACATTAGGAAAATAAAATGAAAACTTTAATACCTGGAAGCCTGTATGAACTTGAGTCTGTTGAGGGTAAAAGCATACAAACTATACAGTTCATTTCAAAAGAAAAAGATATTGCTAATCCTGTAAAGCTTATTACTATTCAGGATGGTACCACTGTTGAAGAAATGCTCAAAGTATGCATAGAGCAGCTTCAATATCTATTTGATAAACAGCCCTGCATTGAAACAAGGTTTGCAATTACTGAATGTAAGGATGCTCTTAACTGGCTTGATAAAAGAACACAGGCCCGTAAACAACAGGGTGTTGACAATTCAACGATGCTTCATAAACCTTTAATTGCAAAGGATATGATAAAATAAATGAGTTTGATTGGCCCATTCTATATTGCCGTAAGTGATGATGAGAACATATATTCGGTTGAGTTTAAATCTCCGGGTGAAATTAGCCTTGGTACAATCCCATCTGATTATATTATTGAGCAGCTTATATGTGTTGTTACTATACCTTGTCCATCCGGAACAACCTGCAAGATAGTTGACCAGGATAATAATATTATTGTTCCAGCCGGAAGACTTGTTGTTGACAGGGCAATAAGTACAACTGCGGCGATTAATAAAAGAATCAGTTCACAAATTAACATAGCTGCAGTATTTGATGGTAATGCCGCTGCTGACAATTGTGAAATAGTGATAATAAAAAAAATATGGAGAATACCATAGAAATAGTCAGTAGTCTTCAGTAGGCAATCAGCAATCTAAAACAAAAAAAGGCAATAAAATGACAATTGATATGGCAAAAACAGCAGGCAGATTGTTAGATAAAAGAAAATTATTCAATGATGTACATGACCGGGCATTGACAATAAGTCAAAAGGCCCGTATGAATGATAACCAGGATATTACAGTATTGAGAAAATATATTGATGAACTTGCAAACCTGGCAATGGAATCTTCTCTTGAAGTAGTCAAATTAATTGAAAGTGAGATAGAGGCGTTAAAATGAAATTAAAAAATTTAATCCTGTTTATTCTTCTTTTTTTTTCTCTCCTACCTACTACTTTTTTGAAGGCACAATCAACAAACCCAATGGACTACGATGGTACCACAAACAACCGATTTTATGTAGGACAGGATACCTCGGCAAGGCTTGGTGTGGGAGTTAACCAGGCACAATCAATTTCAAAAATGCTTACTATATGCGACAGCGGCACTGCAGGAAGCCAGTCTTTTATATCCGGCTGGCTTAACGGCTATGGCTGGGGCATTGATGTAGACAGTTCAAAAAAATATACTTTAACTATTGACAATATGACTGTCAGAGGTACATTAAGCATTTATGAATTGCTGCTTAACCAGATAAGAGCAACAAACGGAAATTTACTTGTTACCTCAGCTGCTACTGTTGACAGCGTGGCAAAAGATAAAGAATCTTTTTGGTGTGTAGATGTTACAGAACAAAACCTTGCTCCTTTCGCCAGTGGTGATATAATAATTAGTCAGGGTACTGCAGTCAGCGGCCTTACATGGGACAGCACCGGCAATATTATAAACAATAATTCACTTGTAAGAAGGTTAATATTTGTTGTTGATAGTATTTCAGGCAGGCATGTTTATGTATCAAATGCACCAGGTGCACCAGTTCAGAAAAACACAATTGAAAAAGGCAATTTATTTTGCCGCATCGGCAATATAAATGATGCTAACAGAATGGGACTTATTGGCTTATTTGCGGATGATCAGTATTCGCCTTATTTACGCGTTACTGATTCTGTAACGAGCTGGGATAAATTTTCCGATCCAAAATCAGTTCGCCTGCAGCTTGGTAAATTAACAGGTATTTATGATGCAGATTTTGGCGGCCATCTTGAAGGCTATGGCTTATATAGCAATAATGCTTATATAAAAGGAAAGATTATTGTTACCAATCCGGAAGACTTTAGTTTTGATATGAAATGGGACAGCATAAGCAATAAACCGGCTTATTTTAATGCTCCAACAGGCAAGGGGCTTTTTATAAGCGCAACAAACCTTGGCTATTATAACAGCAGCGATTATCCTTCATCACCGTGGCGGACATATATGGACTCAAACGGCCGTTTTTATTTAACAGGTAAAGGCACAGATTATTTAAGCTGGAATGATTCTGTACTTACAATTAAAGGAGCGATAACATTAACAAATACGATTGCAGTAGATAAAATCACCGGTCTTGGCGGGCTTGCCTATTTAAGCAGCATTGGGCTTGATGATATTACCGATGGATCAACCTATGCGCGTGTACTTAAAACTGATATTCAATCGGGACATATTAAGCTAAGTGAAGCTGTAGGAACTATTGATGACATAGACAATGGCACTTATGCAAAAATACTTTCAACCGAAATAAATGCTGGCCATATTAAAATAACAGGCAGTAATGGTACCACAACAATAATTGACGGCGGTAAAATACAAGCGGGGTCAATTCAAGGCGCCGAAATAAAAGCTGGGACAATTACTACCTCTAATTTAAGTTTTACGCCTGTGCAGAATACTAATGTTGTTGCAAGTATAAACGCCAGTACTGAAGGTTTGGTTATTTCTGGCTCAAAAATTCAAATAAATGGCAGTACAACTTTTGCAACAAATTATGATCCCAGCAGCAAACTTGAAGCCGGTGAAGCTGCACAGGATATAAATGATAACGTAACTACAATAGATGGTGGAAAGATTACAACTAATACAATTACAGCAGATAAATTAAGTGTCTTAACTTTATCTTCCATATCAGCTAACATTGGGACTATAACTGCGGGAACAATAGACGCTGCAACTGTAACAGTATCGAATCTAAATGCTTCAAATATTGTAAGCGGAACACTATCAGCCGCAAGAATTGGAGCTGGAACAATAACTTCTGATAAATTGTCTGTCACAAGTTTATCAGCTATATCTGCAAATTTAGGTACAGTTACGGCAGGAAGTTTAAATGGAACAACTATTACTGGCGGGACTATCCAAACAGCCTCCGGTGGAAAATCAGTTAAACTAAATAGCACGAATAATGATGTAGAATTCTATGGCTCGTCTCAATTAGCCGGAACAATTAGCGGTGAAGAAGGCTATTTAAGTATTACCGGGACAGTATATATAGGTAGTAGCTATATTGAATCTCATGGCTTATATGGGAATCTTAACATGATGACTTATTCATCCAATGGAAGTGGAAGAATAAATTGGGGTGATGTAAATCTATATAGAGGTGCTTCAAATGTCCTTAAGACAGATGACGTAATGCAAGCTGCTGGCTTCACTGGTATAAGAATGTCGGATTTAGGTAGCGGGACAGCTTCTTCAAGTACCTATTTAAGAGGCGATGGTACATGGGCCGCAGTATCTGGCGGCAGTGGTGGAACAGTTACAAGTGTTGCAATGACTGTTCCTACAGGGTTATCAATATCTGGTTCACCTATAACAAGTTCAGGAACTTTAGCTATAACTTTTACGAGCGGTTATTCAATTCCTTCTACAGCAAATCAGAGTAATTGGAATACTGCTTTTACTGATAGACACAAATGGGATGGCGGCAGTACAGACCTGGATGCTTCAACCGGACGTACAAGTCTTGGCCTTGGCTCACTTGCGACATTGTCTTCAATAAATAATAGTAATTGGAGCGGTACTGCTTTGGCAGTCGCAAATGGTGGCACAGGCTCAACAACAGCTTCGGCAGCAAGAACAGCCCTGGGACTTGGCGGCGGCCTTTCTACCTGGGATTTTTATGCTTCTAACGATGGAACACAACTTGACAGGCGTGTTTATGTAACAAATGGTATTATAACAAATGCAACAGTTGCAGCTCAAAGTAATTACAATGGAACTTTCTGGGTTGATACAGATGGAGATAATTCAGTAGATACTGAATTAACTATAGTTAATGGTATTATTAAAAACTAATTTGATTATGATAAAAGATAGTGATAATTTTAAAGAAAAACCTTGGGGGTTCTTTATGAGAAGCATTATTTTTATTTGTCTAATCTCTTTTATATCATGTAACTCTACTATAAATCAGCCAGAATCTATTCAGGAGAATGCCAAATTAAATTCTCCATCCTTAATAGGTGAATATAAAACAACCGATGATATACAAAGAATTGAAATTGGGCCGAAAAAAAATGCATTAACCTTTTTTAATATTTTTGGTGACTCTGCCCAAATAAGGCTTACAGGTTCAAATGTAAATCCTATACTTAACATTGATAGTAAAAATATCAATGTGAATGGTTGTTTAACAGCGAACAAAATAAAAGGGGAAATATTATCAAATAATAATAATCCAGGTAAAACCTATACTGAAGAATTTGAAGATAAGCAGGGGAACTTACGCACGCGGGTTTATGAAAACGGCCTGCTGGTTAGCTATAAAATTAATGGCGTAGAACAGTGAACTGGATATATTTAACTGAAAAATACCCCGATAATAATATTGGTGTTTTAATTACTGATGGGGAAATTGTTACTGCGGGCCAGTGGGATGGCGATACCTGGGTAATGCATGGTATATGTAACATATATGAATGTGAGTTTGAATTTGAAAATAAAATCATAGCATGGCAGCCCTTACCTGAACCAGCAATAGTTCATTGAAATTTTGTTATAATAAAAAAGGCTTTTTCAAATCTGCTTAACAGGGATTTGAAAAAGCCTCTTACATTTATTCAGCCTTTTAATTTAAAAGACCTTCAATAATTTAATAAAATTGGAGGTCAAATGATACCCTATGTGGGCGGCAAGTCAACACTTGCAAACTGGATAATATCTAATTTCCCTGATAATTATAACAAGATACATTATTGCGAAATATTTGGCGGCGGGGGCTGGGTGCTTTTCAAAAAAGAACCCTCATATATTGAGACATATAATGACTTGAATAATAACCTGGTAACCTTATTTACTATAATTAGAGATAATTTTGCTGAGTTTCAGCAGCGTTGTGACTGGACACTGCATTCCAGGACTACCTTTGAGGATGCAAGAGATAAATTAAAAGATGATAAATTCTTAAATGATATTGAAAGAGCTTTAAATTATGCAGTCTCAAAGATTCAAAGCTTTGGTGGCAAAGGAGACTGTTTTGGATATTCTTTAACTACAGAAAAAATTAAACGAGGCCAATGGGCTCCATTTGTTAGACGCCTTGCCATTATTAATGCCAGGCTCAAGTATGTACAAATTGAGTGCCTCGATTTCGAAAAATGCATAGAAAAATATGACAGGCCCGGCACATTGTTTTATCTCGATCCTCCTTATATAGATACTGAGGATTATTATAATAAACATGGTGTTGTATTCCAGCCATCAGACCACAAGCGTTTGGCAGGGCTCCTGAAGCAAATTCAGGGCAAATTTTGCTTAAGCTATTATGACAATCCGCTTGCAAGAAAACTTTATAAAAAATTTAGAATAATAGAAAAAACGTCAATAAAATCATTATGCGGAGGCAGCCGAAAACGGCCAAAATCCCACGAATTGCTAATTATGAATTATTAAAATCTTTATAATGACAAAAAGGCAGGGTTACCTGCCTTTTAATTTACATTTAAAGTACAATTATGTATGATTAATTGTCAGATTAAAGACAATTTAAGGGCCGTTCAGTTTGCTCAAACCTGGTGATAAAAACGAGCCAGTTTGCTCAAACCTGGTGAAACGTTATAATCAATCTTTAGTTCGAAATTTCTGCCATCAGGATCAACTGTTATCCCCGGGTTATTAACACAATAATTATATGGACTCCATCCTGGATATTTATCCGCCATTGGATCTATGCTATGCCACCTGCCAAGGTCACTGTCATAATACCGGGCGCTCCGCCAAAGGACGGACAGGTAAAATAAACATATTATGATTCTTTGTCACGTTCTTTTCCTGTGTATTTATAAATGCCGTAGGTATCAGAATTATCATAAGACTCGGAAATGCTGCCAAATGCTTAATAATTTTGCGCACTTACAATTTCGCCTTTGTCATCAAGTGTTTGACGTATACTGTATGAATAAGCAGTCGCTTTACACAAAACTCTCCAGCTATAAGAGCCGCCATGCCTCACTTCCGCAGGAATCCACTTTTGATATAAAAGCTTTTCTAAAGGATGGGTAATGGGGTATTATCCTTCTCCATTTAGCAATTAAAATATGTTCTTTTGTTTAAAACTATTTATACAATAAAGTCTACTGTCTCATTATTTATGATAAAGACTTAATAATACTATTCAGTTTTTACCTGTTTATACTAAATAATTTGTATTTATGTTTTATAAAATACTTTTATTAGTTATTCTCTTTGAGTATGAACTTTTGAACAACATATTCATTTCTTTTTTCTGAAAATAAATCATCCATAATTACTAGATTTACATCATTCAATTGAATGTTTTTCTCTACTGAATATCTTGCAATTTCAGATCCCATATCATATAAAACAGAAAGTTGTTGATTCTTATAACATTTAAACATCCACGAATGATTATAATGCCCATTTAATTTAGCCAGTGCTGTTGGACCCAGTTTAAAGTTCAAATAATAGTAATCGAAATCATTAAATATTTGAATTTTATCATTACATCTGTCTGTTATTTGCCATGGCCTTTCGGCCCAGACTTCTTTAATGATAATAGTATCCTTATCAACAATTATTCGATTCGGTATAATACAATACTTTTTTAAGAATACTCTCCTTTGCTTTGATTCATAAACACCATTATTTACACCAGGATAATCACTTAATCTGAGAATAAAACATTTAATAAATTGCCATAAGAACAAACTAATTACAATAATAACACTAATTTTTATGATTCTTTTTATTATTTTTTTTCTTATTATTTTCATTTTGATCAAATGATAAATGTGTACCTTTATTGTTTTTTTCAATTGATTTAAATCTGAGATTAGGTATTGGATTTCTTACATTATTAGCGGTTGACCAGCTATCACTTGTAAGTGGAAGACTTTCATTCCCAGGATCAAAACCTCCGGCTTCAAGTGCATCCGATGGAACATCAGCACAATTTTTTGTACCAAGATCATAAGTCTCATTGGCCGATTCTTCAGCTGCTGCAATCATAACTTTATCTTTATCTGCATCTGATTTAATAAGCAAACCTTCTTCATACGGTGCGGCCTTCCGGTCTTTGTTCAAAATAGCCATGATTTCTTTTATGTTTTTACCTGAAAACTCTATTTTTTTGGGAATTGATATTCCATGTATACCAAAATTATCTTTAGTTCCATCTTTAGAGATATATGTCCATTTATCACCACTTCCTATCAATGTTGCCATGTGACCAAAATGAGATGCCCCTTTAGGTGCGAGTAATACAACAATATCTTGACCTTTTTGATCAACATACTTTAACGGATTATCAATACAGTAATTATATAGACTCCATCCCGGATATTTATCCGCTAACGGATCTACACTATGCCATCTGCCAAGGTCACTGTCATAATACCGGGCGCTCCGCCACAGGACGGACAGGCAAAATAATCATAATCTGATTCTTTGTCACGTTCTTTACCTGTAAATTTATAAATGCCGTAGGTATCAGAATTATCAAATGATTCAGAAATGCTGCCAAATGCGTAATAATTTTGCGCACTTACAACTTCGCCTTTTTCATCAAGT